ATGGAAAAGGAAGAAAAAGCAAAGGTCATTCTTGACTACGACAAGTATCAGGAGTTGCTTGAAAGAGCAAGATTGAGTGATTTAAAAGCTCGTTCTATAGAACACGCTGCTTATGATAAAGCTACGAAAGAATATGAAAGATGTGTCAATGAATTGAGAGAAGCTATTGCATCGTTGCAAAGAAGTAATAGCAATTTACGTGATAATTTATCGTATCTCGAAGACGTAAATGTATCATTAAGGGGTAATCAAATAAAAGATTTGTGTGAATCTCGCCTAGAAGGTTATAGAGAATTTGCTTGGGTAAATGGCGATAAGATTTTGGACAAAGTGATGAGTTCTTTGGATATGAGCCTTAAAACCATTCCTGCGCTATCTTTCTGGAACTACTTTACTGACAATGCTGATAGAGTCTTCTGTGATAAGATAAGAAGTTGTGTAGGTAATAGTTTAAATAGTGCTTTCTTAGATTTTACCAATCTAAAATAGATAGGATTATGAAGATAGAGTCAATCAGTTGTCAGGTCAGAACTGCTCGCAAGCAGCATGTATGTGAGTTGTGCCTTTGCCCTATTCATAAGGGCGAGGAGTATGGGTATGAGGTCTTGAAGGTAGATGGCAAGATGGAAGCTCATAAGCGGCATCTGGAGTGTGACGAGTTGACCGCAAAGGATGAGTTTCAGACGGAAGACTACGGCTTGCGCTATACTTCCGAGACCTTCTATAGGGCGGTATGTGACTATATCCATCTGCATCATAATGGGGATGATAGCTGGACTGGCTCTATGTTTAGCAGAGTGATTAAGATATTGAACGAAGTTAATAATTAAAATTTTGGCTTATGGAACTTGATATGTTGATTAGAAGTGCCCTGAGTGATGCTAAGTGGTTAATTGCTAAGGGTGGAACCGATAGGGCAGAAGTACTGAATCGTGTGCTGGGTAAGATTGATAATGTCCTGAAAGAACTGGATGGGGCAGAACTCATTGACCTCAACAAGGTGTGGCATCAGGCGAAAGATGTTATGCCACCAAGAATTTATGGCGGCAATCATGCAGACTTGCTGTGTGTGCATCAGTTCAAGCCTAATTCTCATCCTCATCTTACTCACGAAGAGAACTGCCCTGAGTTTGAGGAGTATCTTAAAGCGAGTCCGAATGACTGGTGGTGTAGAACTGGGGATTTGTTGAAGAAGGAACATCGTGAACTTTATTGGAGATAGATATGAAAAAAACAAATTTACGAACTTGGAAGGCAAATCGTCATCCTAATTTCAATGCACCTGATGTTGTGTATATGATACCACAAAGAATGGGTTTGGCTTGTTCTAAAGTAGGCGAGTCTTCTACACAAACCTTTATGGTCTGTGATAAGAAAATGGATGGTGGTATAAAATTCGTGCGTAAGAATAAGGCATGGAAAAATGTATTAGAGGAAAAACCTATAGGGGGTTTAATCTGTTTAGTTGGGACGGCAGATGGTCATGATTTTAAATTAGCGGCTTATCACGGAACGAAAAAATGGTTTCTAGTTGATGTTGATATGCGTGTTTCGCTTGAAAAATATCCTCAATATGCTTATTTATATCAGTTAGGAGCACATATAGATAAAGTATATAATGAATTTGAAAATGGTTTTTATAAACTAAATAAATAAGGAAAATGGTATCAGAATCAGCTAGATATTATCAGACTCACCCAGCATCTAGGGAGCGGAAAAAGCGTTATGATACTCGCTTCGAGTCTTCCCCTGCTCAGAAGGCTAAGCGTAGGGAATTGGCTCGTCACAACGCTGCCCACGATAAGAAGTATGGGGCAGCTTCTCGCAAGGGCATGGATGCTTCACATACCAAATCAGGAATTAGGTATAAACCATCATCGGTTAATCGTGGTTCCAAGACGGATATGGCTGGGGATAGAAGAGCGAGAGGTGGTCGCTGATAGTGAATAAAAAAAGAATAGGGAGTGCTCACGCATTCCCTATTTCGTTATCCTAACAATCTTAAAACCTATAAACCAAAAACCTATGAAAAAAACAAACGTTCTTCTTATGAATTACATTTTATCCTTCCTCTTCCGACATCTGTCTCAACTTCTCGGTGAGGGCATTGTGAACCTCACGCTTATCGTCAAGAGTGACGGTCTGTAGCTTAGGGCAGTTGAACTCTAGTATCTTGATGAATGATGCTACCTTATCCTTCGGCTCGCACTTATACCAAGCTTCCATGAAATCATCCCATGCCTCTCTAGAAAAGTCGGCACACAACTCACGAAACTCCTTGTTGATAGGAGACTCGTAACCTTTCTTCTTACCTCCAGTCTTTGCCCGACCTTTCTCGAACTGCCCTTTTGTATTTCTATCTACTGCCATTGACTTAACTATTTTGGTGCAAAGATAGTAATTATTCGGCAAACGGAAACTTTATCCGTTAACTTACCTACCTAAATAAACGGATAAAATACGATTCTCGGATGGTATCAGTATCTTTGTACCATTATTAATAATTAAAATTTCATATATATGATAGGTGCATTAATAGGTGCTGGGCTTGGGCTTGCAAGCAGTATTGCTGGCGGTATAGCTAACCGCAAGGTGAGAAAAAAGCAGGAGCAGATGATTGCCCAGCAGCAGAGAGAAAATCAGGCATGGTATGATAGAAAGTATAATGAAGACCCTACCAAGCGTGCTGATACGGTTCGATTGCTCACTCAGATGCAGGAGCAAATCAAGAACAGAAACAAGGCTGCCAAGGGTAGACAAGCGGTGATGGGTGGTACGGAAGACTCCACTACTGCGGTGAAGGAGGCGAACAACAAGACCCTTGCTGATACTACCTCACAGATTGTAGCTGCAAATGATGCCCGAAAGGATAACATCGAACAGCAGTATATGAACAGAAAGAATCAGTTGCAGAACCAGCAGATGAGTATTGATGCTGAGAAGGCTGCTGATACTGCTAATGCGGTGGCTGGTGTTGCTGGTACTGCTGCCAATATCGCTGCATCGCTTGATAGTGGTGCTGGTAAGAGCAAGGCTCCGAACATGAATGTGACTCAGGAGCAGTTGAATGGTATTGCCAAGAACCCGAATGATGTTCTCGGCTTGCAAGCTAAGGCAACTTCTCTTCCTTCTCAGGGTGACTTGAATAGCCTTGGGGCTAAACTTCAAAAGATTAAAGCATAGCCTATGAAAGCATCAGATATGTTACGTTCAAACAACGGCTTGAAGACTACACAGAGTGTTCTCAACAAGCAGCAGAGTGGGGTGGATGCTGCCAATAAGGTGGCACAGACTCAGGCTCCAGTCTTCACTCAGCAGCAACTTGATGCGGCTGGCAAGAAAGTTGACCAGATGAATGCTGCTACTCCTCAGAATGAAACACCTACGATGAAGGCGGCTAGAGAGAAGACTATCGCTACTCAACAAGCCATCGCTAATGGGGTAGATGTGAATCAGGATGCTCCTAATGATGAGGAGGATAAACCATCCGTACCCATCGTGAAGAAGGAGGAGTCGAAACCTCAGCCTAAGCAGCTATCTTATGCTGATATGTATAAGATACTGAATCCTGAACTGAATGAGACTGCTGAGCAGAGGGAGAACAGAGAGAAGAAGGAACGTGCAAAGGCTCGTATCGCTGCTACTGGTGATGGTCTTCGTGCGCTCGCCAATATCTTCTTTGCTACGAATGGTGCCAAGGTGGTACACAATCCTGAGTCGGATATGACTAAGGCGGTGAATAAACGCAAGGCTTATATGGATGCTCAGAGAGAGAAGAATCGGGCATCATGGCTGGCTGGGTATCAGAGGGCACTCGCTCTTGATGAGGAAGCTCGGAAGAATAACCTGACTCTTGCTGAGCAGATGAGGTATCACGATATGCAGAACGAAATCAACAAGGTGAAGAATGACCAAGGGCAGCAGAGAATCGACCAAGGAAACAGAAGACTTGACTTATCGAAGTTGAAATATACCAATGATGCTGAGTATAAAGATAATCAGTTGAAGATTAAGAAGATGCTTGCTGATGGTCAGATAAGCCATTGGGCTGCTCAGGATGCACTTGCTAGACTGCGAGAAGGACGAATTTCTAATAAGGCTCAGAAATCTTCTGGCGGTAACCAAACTACTGCTGATTATTGGTATGAGTATTACGACCTGATGGACACTCCTGAGGGGCAGAAGAAGATAAATGAACTTAAAAGAAAGTTGAGAATCAAGAATGTGACTCAGACTAACGTGAGATACCTCATGGATAGATTGAAGGGTAGACGAAGTTCTACTACTGGTGGTACGTCAACTAGAGGTGGAACATCATCGGGCGGCGGCAAGCATACAACACATAAGGCTGGCGGTTCTTCGGCTGGTGGCAAGAAGAAGACTGGCGTAAAATGGTAACAGAATTGGTAACAAGAATTTGGTAACAAACAAATATATATATCATGGCAGAAAGACCATTATACACTTTATATAAGAATCTGAAAGCACAGAACTATGATGTGCCTGATGATTACAATAAGTTTGAGAGTGCTCTGACAAGAGACGGAAAGGGCGGTGCGGATAACAGACACACTATCTATGAGAACTTGAAGGCTCAGAACTTTGATGTTCCATCAACTTATGAGCGTTTTTACTCTGCACTTTTTGAACCTCGAAGCAGGACTTCATCAAGAGCAAAAGGCGGTAGTGTTCCAATGAGTGCTGCTGACCGTGCTCGTTTCTCTGCTGGGGCAGCAGCTATCTCGGCTAGTGCTCAGCAGACAATGAACAATGCTGGCAGATACAATAGATTGAAACAGCGAAAGCAGAAACAGCAGAAGGATTTCGGTCGTGTGAACTTGGGTACAAATCAGACTCCTTATGGTGGTGATACAAATAATGTGGTGAAGGATGATTTTGCTTACAATCCTGAGACTGGCAAGACTGGCGCATACGTTACCTCGGACAATGAGAATGTTTATTCTCTTCCTGAAGCTGAGCAGAAACAAGCTATTCTTGACCAGCAAAACAATGCTTATCAGGAAGCGGTAGATACTGGTGAGATACCATCTGCCTTTGATGTTCGTGACAAGAAAGGTAACTATGACTTGCAGGAGAACATCGGCAAGAATGGAACCTACCTTACAGAGGAAGGTGCTCAAAAGCAGTTTGACAAGAAACTGGCTGATGCCTATGCCCGAAAGAAGGAGATTGAGGCTCTTATCGCTGAGGATAATCGCCAACACGGAAATCCTTTGCTATCTTATGGTGCTAGTATCGGTGCAGGTAACGGAAGAACTGCTGAGCAGAGTGACTATAGAAATAAGTTGGCAACCTCTCTTTCTCTGGTTACTGAGCAGATTGGTGCGCTTGAAGCGGTGAAACAATATCCTACAAGTAGCTGGGGTGAGGATGTCTTGAAGGCTCTTGACAATACCGCCTTTACTGCCAAGACTTGGGATTTCGGTTTGACTGACTTCGCTACCATGGGGCAGATGGAACGTATCAAGACAAAGATGGATAACAATATTCCTCTATCTAGTTCTGATAAGATGCTCCTGAAGAGTAAACTGGGTGCGGATGCTGCTGCGGCTCTTGAAGACGAGAAGATGGGTAACGTCTATCGTTGGACGAAGATTGCAGGGCAGAGTCTCCCATTTATGGCTGACTTCTTCCTGACTGGTGGTTATGGTGGTATTACCAAGGGCATCAGTCGTGGAGCCTTGAAATTTGCTGCTAAACGTGGTATGGGAAAGGTGGGTGCTGCCATCTTGAAGAATACTGGTATCGTGGCTGGCGATGTTATCGGCTCGTATGCGATGGCTGGAACTGAGCAAGCGTTGAAGACTGGTGCTGACATCATGCAGCGACATCTGGGTAATCTGTATCAGGATGAGAAGGGTGATTATAAGTTTGGCACTTTCGATGAGAATGGAAATCTTCTGCATAAGGGTGGTGAGTCTATTGGTACTGCTCTCTATAAGGGTATGACCTCTGCTATGGTAGAGAACTATACTGAAAAACTCTTCGGTCACAACTATGGTATCAAGAAGGGTGCTGTCAACTTCATGGAGAAACATGGTATGAATGCTTCTGCTGAGTTCTTCAAGAATATCGGCAAGAGTGGACTGTATACCAATGCCAAGAAGTGGATGGAGAAGTTCGGTATCAATGGTTTCGCTGAGGAAGTGATGGAGGAGGAAATTGGTATTCCTCTTCATGCCCTGCTGGATGGTGAAGGTAAGGTGAGCGACCTTCTTGATGCTAAGCAGCAACTCGACATTATCGGTGGTATGGCTATCTCTGTCGGTTCTATGTATGCTATGGGTGCTGGCTCCCGACCAGTAAAAGGTATCTATAATCGTGCTCAGTACTACAGATTCCGCAACAAGGTGAACGTGGCTGATAGTGATGCACAGAACCTGATGGGCGATAACTGGGCAGACATTAAGGATAAGATAGACAACGCAACCAACGAGCAGATGGGTGGTGTACTGGCTGATATTCTCCGTCAGAGAGATACCATGACCAAGGAACAGATTAATGCTGCTGTTAACTATGGTGTCAACCTGATGAAGATGCGTGGCTACAATATTGCCAAGACTGCAGAAATGAATGCCAAGGAGATAACCAATGAGCCTACAACACCTGAGGAGCAGCATCAGGCAGATATTGACAACGCTTATTCTGAGGGGCATGATGCTGATGATGCAGACAAGCATGATATTCAGATTCAGCAGGAAGACCAGATGAAGACTCTTGCAGCAGCATTGGGTATCTCTGAACAGCAGCTATCTGCCATGAGTGACGATGAACTGGAATCCCTGACTGGGCAGGATGATAAACTTGACCAAGCTATCTATGACTACCAGTTGTCTTCTGCCCGATACAAAGGTGTGGTTGATGATGCACAAGATAAGGTTGACCTCGCTGCTCATCAGGCAGAACAGAGAGTGGATATGTACACAGACCAGAGTCGTGGCTCTGTCCGTAACGCTACTATCAAAGCATCAGGTGGCTTGGAAGACTATGGTGTTTATATTATCAGTGGTAATATTGCTACTCATGATGATGGCTCCATTGATGTAAGCAATAGCGATGATATGATTCTCTATTATGACCCGACAACCAATAGCGTTGAACATGCAGATGCGTTGATGTTTGCTGAACTGGGTGAAGAACTTCCTGCTGATGAAGTGAAGGCTCAGGCGGTATCTGATGCTAAAGAGAATGCTATCAAGGAAGTGGCTGGCATCATTGATGGAACCGTTGAAGTTGGCTCCCAGTTCAATGTGACTGATACTGATGGTACTGAACATACCTATGAGGTGTTGGCTGACTATGGTGATGGTACTGCTGCTATCTCTATAGATGGTAACGTAGTGGAGAATCCTTATTCGCTTGCAGACTTGCAGCAGATGAAAGACTTGGAAGACCAGAAGAGACTGGAAGCTGCCAAGGCTGAGCGTGAGCAGATGGAGAAAGAACGTGCTGCCCAGCAGACTCAGGAGACTGAAAAGACTCAACCTTCATTTGACTTCAATCAGATTCTCAATGATAATGGTAACGTGGTGCTCGTTGATGTGCTCGACAAGGATGGTAACACCAAATATCCTGACTCTAAGTTATTCCTCATTCGTGATGCTGGTGCCAAGGCTAAGGTAGTGGAGTTGAAGAGTGATGGCACTATTGTTCCTCATGCTGTGAACAAAGAAGATGTGGCTACAATCTCTTCTATGTCGCTTGATGAATACAAACAAGCTATGCCTGAATCCTCAATGATAGAGGATAATAGTGGAGAAGAATCTGATGGGGATTCTCAGTTGGCAAATCTCGGTTTGCCTAAAGGTAGTGAAATCTGGATGAGTGGCGATGGTTTCGGAAGACCAAAGGAAAACACTCAATCAAAAGTTGTTGGTATTGATGAGCAGGGTAGTATCATCCTTGAAGATAAGGATGGTAAAAAGTGGTCTGCATCATTTGATTATATCAACAACCATCGTGAGCTTCCACCTTTGGATGAGAATACCAATATCGTTAATGATGAGAATAATCAATCGGAATCAAATGCTGAGGAGAACACTCCTGCTCCTGAGCAGACTCCTGCCATTACCCTTGAAGATGGAACCATCGTGCCTATGCTGGATGATGGCAACCCTGACTTCTCGAAGCTGACAGCCGCACAGACTGCTGAGTTGTATGATACTCAGTTTGGTGAGGATGCAGATAGTATCGTATCTGGATATGTGTCTGATGCTAAGAAGGCACTCGACAAGGCTAGCAACATGACCGTGAAGGGTAAGACTTTCGTGGAACAGAAGGCTGCAAAGGATGCCAAGGAGAAGGCTATTGCTGATGCTCAGGCGGCTTATGACTCTGCTATAGCTATCCGTGATGCTTATAATGAGCGACAACTTGCCAAGGTGGAAGATACTGCTGAGGGTAGAAAGGAACTTATTGAGAAGGCAAGAAGAAAGTTCGCTCGCTTGAAGAGTGCGGTGAAGGATGATGCTGAGGCTGTATTACAACTCTATAGAGAAACTATCGGTTCTCTCCTTCATCGTCTGTATGATAGTACTGGCATTGACGTGACTGATACAACTCCGCTTACTGCTGAGGAGTATGTGGCTAGCAACCTCGGTGCTCACTCTCTTAACTATGAGGGTACAGAGACAAGCAAGGGTGTTAAGCAGGAGACTGGATTGAGCAGAGAAGATTTTGCCAAGACCCAGTTGCTCGCTGCTGATGGCAAGGGAACCACCATTGATGCGCTCGTTCATAGCTTGTGGGAGAATCGTCCATCAAACCTTGAATCACTCGATACTCAGGATATTCGTAACGCACTTATCGGTCTACTCAATAGCGGTTTCAAGGCATCGGAAGCAAGGAATTTTGTTGAAAATATTCGCATTGCTCAGGCAGAGAACATACTTGAAGAGCAGAAACGTGCTCAGGAGAATGCAGCCTATGCAGAGCAGCACAAGGCTGAGCCAGAGGCCGAGTTGAAGGCGAAGTCGGATGAAAAGGCTGAGTTGAAGGCGAAGTCAGAGGAGAAGTTGGATAATGAATCGTCTAATGAATCTAATGATTTGGGTAATGATTTGGATAATGAGAAGACAAATGACAAAATAAATGATAATATAAATTCTCTCACTCCTGAGCAGCAGAAGGCTAAGGAAGATGGTGAGAAGCTGGGATTCCCTGCTGTTGACAAGGAAGGAGAACCTATCAATCAGTATGTCATTGAACTTGCTAACTGGGCAAAGGAGCAGGGCTTGGAGATAGACCCTACATCTAAGTTAAATAGCTACGCTGATTTGTTCTTGATGTGCAAAGATGGCTTTGGTGTTAGCACTCTTGTTCCTGATGATGGCGAGAATATTAATCAGGTAGTTTATTTCCCTGATAATGCGGAAGTCGTTGACCAACTCGGGAAACTGCAAGAGGAGTTCAATGCAGGTCGTGACCTTAAACACTCTTCTAATATAGATAGCGAAATCACAGAAGGTGTAACGTTCTATGATGCCGATACTGCTAGAGAGTTCAAGGAGTTTGTTGACAAGAAGGTTGAGGAACAGAATAAGGTGTTCGGTGAGCAGAAGTCTGAGGAAGACCTTCCTTTCTCTGCTAAGGAGAATGGCAAGCAGCAGACAACTGCCGAGCGTGCTGCTGACGTAGAGAAGAATAAGGTGGATGATATGAAGGTCGTTGACAATATCGTGGGGCTGAAGACTCGCAAGGCTTTCGAGAGACTGGCTAAGATGATGGGTGCTAACATTCAATGGCAGTACTCGGACAAGTTGGGCAACGGCTGGATTCAGGAGACTACGGATGCCGATGGCAACGTTCATCGTACCATCTTCATCACTCTTGACTCTTCTATCACGAAAGGTGCTCAGTTTATCTTCGGTCACGAAATGACTCACCAGATTAAGCATCTGAATCCTGCTGCATACAATGAGTTGACTCAACTTGTGCTTGATACCTATGGTTCTGATGCCTTCGACAAGGCGGTAGATGAGACCATGCAGAGATATTCTGATGCTGGATTCTCTGGACGTGCTAGAGATTACTATGCTGAGGAGGTTGTTGCTGATTCGGCAGGTGAAATGATTCGTGACCTCAACTTGGCTCATACTCTCGCTATGAAGATGTCTCATCCTCTGCTCGCTGCTATCCATGAGATATTGCAGAAGATTAAGTTGGCATTCTTCGGTACTGAGTATAGCGATGTAACCAAGAACATCATCCGCTCCATTGAACAAGCCTATGTGAAGACTGCCAATGGTCAGGTGACAAACTCTGAGACTGGCGAAGATGTTTCATTCTCTCTCCGTCAGAAACCTGAGCCTAAGAAGAAGGGTGTCGGCTACAAGGTGTTCGTGCTAAAGGATGGCAAACTCTATCCACCAATGGTAGCGAACCCTGATGGTGCTGCTACCCCAGTTGGTGTATGGCTCGATGCTGATGCGGCTCCTATCGCTGGAGAAAGTAAGACTGGCAGACCTCAGGTTAAGCAGGGCGGCAAGGGAACACAAGGCGGTAGCGGTAAGCTAGCCTATAGACCAGGCTGGCATCTTGGTGTCGTGCCTTACGCTATCCAGTTTAACCGCAAGGATGCTGATGGCAACAAGACTCTCTTCCCTAAGAACTTCGTTTTCGCTGAGGTGGAGTATGCTGCTGATGTAGATTATCAGGAGGAAGCTCGCCAAGAGGGTATCAATCCATCGGGCAAGTATCAGCATTCATTGGCTGGCTTGAAACATCTGCCTACTGATGGATATTATATGTATCGTACCAACCCGAACCCTGAGACTGACCCTTGGGTGATTACTGGTGCGATGAAGGTGAACCGTATCTTGACCAGAGCAGAGCAAGCAGAACTTGTGAAGAACGCTGGTCGTGAACCTCAGCAGATTCAGGAGGGCGATATTGTTACTGATGATGTTGTGAACAGCATCAATCAGGAGATAGCTGATGCTCCTAAGTTCTCGTTGAAGGTCTATCATGGTAATGGTGCTGACTTCACAGAGTTTGACTTCGACCACATGGGTGAGGGTGCTGGCTCCCAAGTATTCGGTTGGGGTGGCTATGTAACATCTTCTGAGAAGATTGGAAAGAGTTATGCTGGTTTGACTATTAAAAATAGATTCCCAAGCGAATACGACACGTCTCAGAAACAATATACGTTAAGTCATGTTCTGACATTTACCTTAGAAGGTTCTGATAAAAATGAAGCTATCCAAAAAGTTAAAGGTCTCTATAATGAGTCTTTGGATAAAATAGAACATGAGCATCCTGAAAATAATTATGCTATCTCTAATTTGAAAGAGAGAATAGAAACATTAGACGAAATGGAAAAAGGAAAACTTCCTATTCCTACAATGTCTCTCTATGAGGTTGATATACCTGATGATAATGGCAGCAACTATCTGGAATGGGAGAAGAAACCATCTGATGAGGTTGCAACAAAGATAATTGAAGGTCTTTATGGCTTGGATGCTAAGACCCTTGATGATATGGCATCAAAGGATATTGTGTTCAGAACTCTGTTGTATGATTACATCAAGAATGCAGATAAGGAACAGATGATTCCAGTCCTTGTGAAGACTCATGCTCTAACTAGGGGAACCACCTATGACAATGGAAATGTTGAGGATGATATACGATTTGTGTACAATCGTTTATCTAGATGGATGGGCAGTCAAAAGGCTGCAAGCCAGTTCCTCTCTTCTATTGGTTTTACTGGTATCAAATATCCTGCTGGAACAATCATGGGTGGTGCAGAGGAAAATGATACCAACTATGTTATCTTCAAGCCTGAGGACATGAGAATCACAGAGCACACCAAGTTCTCCATCCGTTTGAAGTCTGCTATTGAAGAAACAGAAACCAATCCATCTGACGCACAGAAAGAGAGTGGCAACTACAAGAAGGGACACATCAAGTTCGGTGGCTACGATTACACTATAGAGAATCCAAAGGGTTCAACTCGCTCAGGCAAGGATGCCGATGGTAAAGAATGGAAAGTTACCATGCACGATACCTATGGTTATATCCGTGGCAAGTTTGGCAAGGATGGTGACCATTTGGATATGTTTATCAATGACAAAGCAGACCTTGATAATTGGAATGGTGATGTGTTTGTCGTAGACCAAGTGAATCCTGATGGCTCGTTTGATGAGCATAAGGTAATGTATGGTTATGACTCCATGGATGATGCCAAAAAGGCTTATCTCGCCAACTATAGCGATGGTTGGCAAGGTCTTGGAAATATTACTGGAGTAAGTAAGGATGAGTTCGACAAGTGGCTTGATACGAGCAATCGTAAGCTAAAGCCATTTGCAGACTATGCTAAAGTAAAGTTCTCGTTGAAGGATATTAAGCCAGTTGGTGTTGGTGCTTTCGGAAACATATACAATCAGTTCCGTGGTAATGCCAAGGCTGCAATCGAGTTCTTGAAGAAGGTTCGTGGTGGAGAAGCTGTCGGTGCTCTTCATCACAAGGATATTGGTGATATTGATTTGGTTTGGGGCAAAGAAGGAACTGGACATAGTGATGGCTATGGTCTTTCTAAACTTGTGAAGTATCATCCTGAGGTTCTTGATAATTTGCAGGAGATTCTGAATGATATGCGTGTAGTTTCAAGCAGTAAGAATCGTGTAAACTTGGAAAGTGAAACCCATAAGGCTGGTGTTCGTCTTACTTGGGATGGAGAAAGAAAATCTTGGTTGTTGACTGCATTTAAAAAGGAAACTTCGGCAAGCGACAAGAGGACAGACACTGCCGCTACTTCGTTGGAAGGTGACACCGCTCTCTCCCAAACCGAAGGTTCTGCTGCAAAGATAGACAATTCTTCTGAAACTGCCAAGGAAAATGGCGAAAAAGTTGATGTTGAGACTCCAAAAACTTTCGATGAGTTCCTGAATCATCCTTCTTTGAAGTTCTCAATCAAGAATGAGCAGCAGAGAAAAGCGGCTGAGGATGCTTATGAATATGCTTCCAAACTCCGTCCTAACAAGTCTTCTCAGTATGCTCTGGTGAATATGAGCAATCCTTCAAGTTCTCCTGAGTATTACGAGAAGAAAGTATTGGCAGACCGATGGAGACGATTCTATAACAAGGCGGTTCATAATGAATTGGATGATGTGTATAAGGATGCTTGGGGTAACTACAAACTCTTTGACCTTGACCGACCTTTTGCTGACCAAGTGAATGAGGTGAAGGGTGATGTTCCTAACGAGTTCAATGCTCCTGATGTGGTGGCAAACAAAAATGCCGACAACGAAAGTGGTGCTGAGTATCATGAATACAAGCAAGACGAACCATCGTCTATTACTTATAAGGATAGATATAAGGCTTTCAAGCAACGTGAGGCTAACAGAGAGAAGACTGCTGGATTGAGAAAGGAACGGAAGGAAACAGAAGATTCCTACAACTCGAAGAGCAAAGAGCGTGTTGAATACAACAAGCAACTGATGAAGGAGTATATGGACGAGCATGGCTTGTCTTCTGAAAACGATATTCCTGATGATGTTTGGGAAGATTTGAGAAGTAAATCTTTCGAGAAGTATCAGGATGAGTTGGATAGTCTGTTTAATAGGTATAAGGACTTAGATAAACAGATTAAGGCAGTAGCGGAACCTCGTTTCTCTTTGAAGGACGAAAAAACCATGTTTGGTATGCACAACATCAGTCTTGATAAGCTTCGCAAGGCTATCAAGCAAGGTGGCTTTGCCGCACCTTCCATGGGTGTGATTGACTCAAAGAATGGAATATATTCTGGCTATGGAGAGATTACATTGATACCGAAGGCAGAAAAAATTGCCAAGAGAACAGGCAAGAATATCGGCACTTATGCCGCAGATGCATGGACTCCTATTTATCCTCCAGTAGAAAAGAAGTTTGGTGGCAATGGTGGTGATGTCGCTTACGAAGACATAGAATCCGTTCCAAAGGAAATGCAACGTCTCACAAGAAATGCCATCAATAGCTTCATGGATGGTCGTGAAGCAAACGGATTGGCTTATCTTTACTTGCAAGAGAAAGGAAAAGCTCCTGAGTTGGTTCATGTTGAAGGCAAATATCCAAAGGAACTTCATGATGAGGTGAAGGGTATCTTGGGAAAATTAAATGGTATCTATAATACTACGGATGAGCAAAAGGAGAAACTCCTTGACTTGTTTATTCGTGAGGTGTATGATGGCAATAAGGAAGAGTTTGACAATGACATCAAGAAATTCATTAAGAAAGACGAGGAGTTTATCAAGAAAAGACCAAACTCTAATATTGCCAAGAACAAACAACTTGATGTTGATTGGATGAAGGAACATGGCTATGACTATGGGGCTTTGTCTCGTTTCGTTGATGGCATACTGCGTGATGCGGAGACTTCTGGTAAGGTGGATGAGAATGCAACGATGAAAGCTGCACAACAATACATTCAGGACAAAGGCATGAAGGAAGACTTCGATTCATGGAAAGAAAAACTCAATGACCGCTATAATGTGGAGGAGGTTATCTTTGCTGGATATAAGCCAGATGGCAATCGTAAGTATCTGCCTAACACTGTGGAGAATGCCGTGAAGGTAATGAAACAAGATGGCAAGAATGCTTCCGTTGGTTCGGCTTCTTTCAGTCATTTCGTAGCATCCATATTGAAACCTATGGGGACTCTTGACCAAATCCGCAAGAAGAAGGGCAATTTGACTGGCAACTATGAAGATGTTGAGAAGTTTCAAGAAAAATGGCAACCAGTCTATGATGAGTTGGCTGATAAGATGCAACCTGATGCAGAACTATTTGAAAGCTATGGCATGGACAGATTGGAAGAGGTTACCACACAGAAGAATCCAAAGAAATATGCCAAGGAAGAGTATGGTGTGGACTTGACAGACGAGGACATCAACAAATTGAATGAACTTATTGAAGCTGTCAAGAATGATAAGCCTTCTATTTACTTTGAGACCAAGTTTATGCGTCCTTATGGTCTTGACGAGTTTGAGAAGGCTATTGTTCCAAACGATACTCCAAGCGATGTGGTAGATGCCTTGAAGATGGCTGGCATTGATGTGAGCAGCTATGAGCGTGGAAATGCAGAGGACAGACAGAAGGTTACTATGGATGCAATCAATAGTAGCGACAATATCCGTTTCTCTCTCGCTGGTGAGCGTGGTGCGGCTGATATGGCTGAGGACTTGAAGAGTCTGAACACTCCTGATGAGGTGGATGATGCTATCAAGACTGCCATTGATGATATGCCGAGCGGCTGGCAGATGGCTAACAAGAAGATGATTCATATTGCTCAGGCTCTGGGCGAGAACCGCAAGGCAGAGATTGCTGGCGAGGAACCTAAGTTCTCCCTGAAGGATGGCTCACTTATTAAGGCTGGAACCTACTTTAGCGGTGGCGGTCTTGTTGAGGAGGGCTTGAAGGGTATCATCGACCCAGTTTTGGCAGTTGAGTATGATGAGAAGATAAGCGGTGTATATCGCAACAACTTCGGGCAGCACATTGTTACTGCTGATGTTCGTGATGTTGACCCTAAAGAGTTGGTGAAACAGATAGATGGCGAGGTTGAGTACTTCCATGCAAGCCCAGTCTGCAAGAACTACTCTCAGGCGAAAAGTAACCATGCTGAGGTAGAACTTGACAAGGAGACTGCTGCTAGTACTGCTGAGTTCATCAATGCTATCAAGCCAAAGGTGGTGACCATTGAGAACGTGAAGGGGTATAAGGATTCGGATGCGATGAAGACTATTACCGATGCTCTTGATGCCAACGGCTACACTTGGGATGCAGATGTGTATAACGCTGCTGACTATGGCGGCTACACCAATCGAGAGAGATTGATTGTCCGTGCGATTCGTGATGGTAAACTCCCTGCCAAGCCTGAGAAGATGGCACACAAGAGTGGATGGTATGAAGCTGTGGCTGATATTATCCCGACCCTGACCGAGAAGAAGAATGGTGTGGCTCCTTGGATGGACGTTCGCTTGAAGGCTGATGGTATTGACTGGCGAAACATAGACAAGCCATTATATGTGATGGGTAGTGCCTATGCTGATGGAAAGATTCCTCATGCCTTCGCTGATGAACTCCTGCCAACACTCAGAACAAAGAGCGGTGATGTGATTGTGATGCCTGACGGCAAGGTGTATCGTGCCATGGGTAGAGTGCTCGCAAGAGTATCAGGAGTTAGCGATGATTACAAAATGCCATTCTCAGAGAATCTGAGCCATACCATCATCGGCAACGGAATCCCTACCCAGTTGACGGAACATGTTATTGCTCCTCTTTTGCAGAACACCTTGCGCCCAACTACTCCTGAGGATGGTAATACCAAGTTCTCTTTGCGCTATGACCAGTTTGAGCATGACTTGAACCAGTGGAAGAAGGATAATAATCTGCCTAATGATGCCCAGCGACCAACCATCCCACAACGCAACGCTGGCGAGAGTGCCGTTGATTTCCTGAGGAGAGTGGACGAGTACCGCAAGCAGATGGCTCTGTGGAAGACTGCTCCAACCTACGAGCAGCATCTTCTGAGTGATGATACTGCCCTTGGAGAGTTCAACCGAGAGTTGCAGCGTGGTTCTGTACTCAAACGTATCGCCTTCCAAGATAGTATGCTGGCTATCCGCAAGGCTCAGGAAGCTATCATGAAGGAAGTGGGTGTTGACCGCCTGAACATGGCTGAGGATGCCTATACTGCCGAGAACCGCAGTCATGGCAAGGGCAAGAACGAGTTTGAGGAGTACAACAATGAGTTCTTGCAGCCACTTAGAAAGGCTTATCATCAGATGAAGAAGGTGCTGGGCAATAGTTATGATAATGTTCGTATCTACATGATGGCTAAGCATGGTTTGGAGCGTGATGCACAGATGGCTTTCAAGAAGTCTTTGGAAGCTGACTATGAGGACGTGGCTCAGAGAAGTGCTGCATACAAGGCTTACAAGGGTGATATGAACCGTATCATTAATGATAGCGACCTAGAGTTTGGCAGAGTAGACTTCACTACTTGGAGACAGAGAGACAATGCACTAAGGGTGAAATATTCTCCATCATATATGGACTATCGCTACGACAAGAATGGTATTGCTTACGATTACTCAGGTTTGTCTGCTCTCTTTGACGGCTCAGACTTTGAGGAAGCTGCCCACAAACTGATAAAAGATATTGAGAGTAAGTATGTAGCTGAGACCCACGACCTCTGGGATGCAACGAATGCGGCTACCAAGAAGATTCTCCGTGATGGCTATAAGGCTGGCATGATGAGCAAAGATACTTATCAGTACGTGCGTGATATGTATAGCCATTATATTCCTCTCCGTGGCTGGGATGGCACTACTGCCGACCAAGTATGGGACTATATCGGTGGCGGCAAGGGTGCTTTCAATCAGACCTTGAAGAAGGCACATGGACGAACCTCTATCGCTGATGACCCTATCGCATACATCGAGAACATGGCAGAGAGCGGAATCCTGCTGAACAACAAGAACTGGGTGAAACAACACCTGATGCTCTTGGCTCAGAATCATCCAACTTCCCTGCTGACCCTGAGCAAGGCTTGGTACGTGAAGAGTGTGGATGATAATGGCAAAGAAGAGTGGATTCCTGCTACACCTCAGATTACTTCTCAGATGGATAGCAATCAGGTGAAGGCTGCCATTGATGCTTTCGAGAAGAAGATGGAGCAGATGGCTCAGGCTGGTGATGCTACTCAGAAGAGAGACGGATTGAACATAGCCTATCCTCAGACTCATAGCGAGGAGAGAGAACATGAGGTAAGAGTGATGAAGGATGGCGAGGAGTATGTTATCTATGTGAATGGTGACCCTCAGTTGGCTCAGGCGATGAACAATACCAGAGCACACCGAGTAAGAGAGATTCAGAGCGGCAAAATTGATAGGGCTGCTGCTTGGTTGGGCAGAAAGATGGCTGCTGCCTATACCAGTCTTTCACCTCTCTTCATCCCTTCCAACTACTTCCGAGACCTGACCATGACGCTGGCATCTACAGCTGTTCGTGAGGATGCTAAGTACAACTATCTGCTCAGAAAGAATCTTTCTACCTCTTGGAATCTAGGATTCATGCTGAGAGACTATCAGAGCGGCAAGTTGAGAGAGAAGGTAAGCAACGGAAACGCTACTCCAAAGGAACAGATGTTCTATGACTTCATGATGAATGGTGGCGAGACTGGCTTTGTCTCTTCGCTTGATGTGGAAGACTTGAAGAAGAAATTCAAGAATGACTTGAAGGATTTGGATAGATGGAAGACGAACCCAGTAAAGGTAGGGCATACCATCATGGATAGTATCGAGTTCCTGAACAGAATGATTGAGGATAGTAACCGATTTGCGGTTTACATGACCTCTATTCAGTATGGACGTTCCATTGATGAGGCTGTGAATGATGCCAAGGACGTGACCCTGAACTTCAACCGCAAGGGTACTGGCGAATACGGCTGGCAGATGATTAGAAATCTCTATCTCTTCATCAACCCAGCAGTACAGAGTTTGCAGACTCTTGGTGCGCTTGTCAAACATCATCCTTTCAAGTTTACGGCTGTTACTGCATCATGGTTGGCGAGTGGTGTACTGGTTCCTATCGTTAACGCAGCCCTGATGAGTCTGCTGGGCGGTGATGATGATAAGGATAAGTACTGGCAGTTCACCAAGTGGGATAGACGAAATAACCTGATTATGTGGGTTCCTTTCACCCATGAATATGTGAAGATACCGCTTGCTCAGGAGTTCCGTGCCTTTTATGGAATAGGTGATATGATTGCATCCAAGATGATGGGTGGCGAGTTGGCTGAGGAAAGTTGGAGCCAGTATGCAGAAGACTTGCTCGGTCAGGTGGTGGATATGCTTCCGCTCGACCCTACTGGCTATGACGGAAATATTGCGGTCAGTCTGATGCCGAATGCTATTCGCCCAGTCTTCGAGTTGGCTTTCAATGTTGACTTCACTGGCAAGCCATTATTCAAGGAGACAGAGTATAACAAGTATGACCCGAACTTTACCAAGGCATACGTGGGCACTCCTGATTGGCTGGTACGTGCATCTAGGATGGTTAACTCAATCGGAAACGACTATCCTGAGCAGCAGAATAGCATTGATGCTTTCGGTGACCCAAGATACAACCTGAACAACCCTGCTGTGGTTGACCATGTATTGTCTTCTTATCTCGGTGGTGCTTACACCATGGGCAGTCAGGTGCTCGGTGTGCTTACCAAGTCACTCAATGACCCGAAGGAAATCAAGGTGGCTGATATTCCATTGGTAAGCAAGTTCGTCAGCAATCCTGATGATAGACCAGTTACTAAGAAACAAGGTGATGAGTTCTGGAATATGAAGGAGAATCACGACCGTGCAGCCAATACCCTGAGCAAGTTGAAGAAACAAGCTAAGGTGGATGGCGATTACTCTATGCTGGAGCGGTTCTACGGCTCTGAGGAGTATAAGCAGTACAAGCAGGATGATGTGAAGGTGAAGAAGTATGAGGAAGACAAGAAGAAGGAACGTGCTGAGGAGAGTGGGGAGGAGTATAGACCTCACAAGTTGAATGCCGAGGATATATACAAGGCTCATGCTACTCCGAAGGATGATTTCGAGGACTTGAAGCTGAAACAACTCTACACCAAACTGAACGGATTCAAGACTTCCTATGACCTCTTGGTTGATACGGCTCCTAGTCAGAGCGATGGCTACTACAACACCAACAAGGCTACCATTGATGCCATTGACGAGATTTCACTTGATAAGCAGGAGATTTCCGAGTTGAAGAAAGGTTTCTTAGATGATGGCAAGGATGCCTACAACGCTGAGGACATGAAACAGATTCGTGACCTGAGAAAGAAGATTCTTGCCGTGCTGGAGAAGGCTAACAAGGTGGTTGTGGCTAATCAGAAGGCGAAGGCTGAGAAGTAATACATATATGACTATCCCCTGAAAGTGCTATGCTTTCGGGGGATAATTGCTTTCAATCTGAAACTTTTTACATCTATTTCTTGTGCAAATCTAACAATCTGTAAATATTTACAAAGTTTAACTTTTAAAGCTGTGTATAAATGTAGTTGTTTCATAATTTCTTATTACATTTGCTGTCTCTAAGAATTTTTTATTAAATCAGCAAAAGAATCTCAATCATATAAACTTTTAAAAAAACAATGGCTTATGAGACAAGAAGAAGACGAAGACCAACGAGTCAGGAAGTTAATTGGAGAGATAACGAAACTTATCCCCGAACGCAGCAAGATTAAGACGGACTTGCTTTATTTCAAGTATGCGCCTATATTGGTCATGCTTTTCAGATGGTATGGTGTATCTCAGTTCTATGACAACAAGATGGAGATTACACTATGGTACGAAGAGAACGAGGAACCTATCTGGTTCTTCTATTTCATCACTTACATTCTTTACCCGATTTCTCTTTGGAAAGGTCAGGTATTGCACAGATTGTGCGTGGAGTGGAGAATACCGCTCTTATATGCAGCAGGAGTCAACGTAATACACATCATGTTCGGCTCTATCGTTATCACAAATAATATGTACTATTGTGATATGTTCCTGATTACACTCATTTTAATTTTATACGCTTATGTCGCAATTAGTAAATTACAGCATCATCGAAGCTGGACTTCGTGCTCTCGCAGATAAGGCACATGAATCAGCAGTTGCCCAAGCAGAGGGCAAGCCTATCCCTTGCGGTCTGTCGGAAGGAGATATGGAACTTGTGGCACTTCTTACTGCCATGATGAATGATACGCAAGCCAACAAGGGCTGGTGTGCTCACGAAATGGGCAAGTCTATCTCATCCTTTGAGAAGTATGTTCATGATGGCAAGATACCCGAAGGCATCCACGACCAGTTCGGGCATGAGAAGAAGTGGAATAAGTCGCTTATCCGATACTTTGCCAACAAGAAGGCTTTCTTCCGCAAGTTATCACGAAAGTATGGCATAAACCTCTAGAAGTAGCTACACATTATATATATAGGAGAGACCCAATCGCCCCTCCTGTATATTTACGACCTTATCCGTAACCATAAATCTTTGCTCATCAAGTACTTATATAATCTTTTGCGAGTTTATCTATATCTATCCATATTATTCGTAACTTTGTGCTCGTAACGTTACGTAGTATTAATCAATTAATGTTTAACAAAAGATTCAGGATAATATGGAAAGTAAAACGTATGTATTCGGAAATGAAGGCTCAACATCTAACAATGGGATGCTCGGTCTTCTTGCACCTCTGCTCCAGAAGCAGGGTGTTGACCCAAATGTCCTCCTTGCCATGAAGGGAAACAATGGTTTCGGTGGCGAAGGTGGATGGTTCATGTGGGTAATCTTCCTTTTCTTCCTCATGGGCTGGGGAGGTAACGGCTGGGGAGGTTTCGGCAATAATGGTCGTGGTGGTCTCGCCAACGAGATTAACAATGACTATGGTCGTGGTCTCCTGATGGATGCCATCGGTGGCAACCGCAATGCACTCAGCAATTTGGCTACTCAGTTGAACTGCACCGAAGGTCAGATTCAGAGTGCCATTTCTGCCTTGACCTCTCAGGTACAGAGTGTAGGTAATCAGGTTGGTATGAGCGGTATGCAGACTATCAATGCTTTACAGCAGGGTAATATGCAGATTGCTCAGCAGATTGCCAACTGCTGCTGCGAGAACCGCTTGGCTATCTGCCAGCAGACTGGAACCTTGCAGAATGCCATCAACAATGTAGCTAATGGTCAGGAGCGTGGTTTCTCTAACGTAGCTTACGAGACTCAGAGACAGACTTGTGACTTGCACAACGCTATCAAGGATAGCACTCAGACCATCGTTGATGGTCAAAAGCAAGCTGAAATGAGAGAGTTACAGAACAAGATTGATGCTCTTCGTGAAGAGAACAGCACCTTCAAGTCTTCTGCTATGACCTCTCAGATTGTTGGTCAGGCTGTGGCTCCTATCAATCAGGTATTGGCTGGCTTGCAGAACGAGGTGGCTGGTATCAAGTGTAAGTTGCCTGAGACCGTAACTACTCCTTACAGCCCATTTACTGCTGTTCCAAATTGTGTTGCTTGGCAAACTGGTTTGTATGGTTTGAACGCTGCTAACAATGCAGGATTCTGGGGTTAATAAGGAAAGGAGGCTGCTATGTTTTGGTTAAGACCTTATACATGGGTGAATCGTAATGGTTCGGCAGCTATCGCTTCTACTGGCGTAAAGGTGAATACTACCGATGTGGTGTTCACCTTCAAAAACCACGCTTTCGTGAATGCCAACTATCGGGGAACGATTTTCGTGAACCTGATGCAGGCGATTCCGACTGGAACGACTGGTACGCTGCCTATCCTTTTCGAGACTAACGGAAGTACTCAGGCTGTGACCAAGTACAATGGCGAACCATTGACGGTTGCAGACGTGCAGGGAACTGGTGTTTATCAGTTTTGGTTTGAGAGAGATACTAACACCCTACAGATGATGTCGGGTATTGTTTAACAAGAATAGATAATAGGAGATTACATTATGTTTCAAGGTTTAAGAACTAATTCTTTATTCTACGTGCTCGATAAGGGCGAGAACCCGAACTTGCGAATCGGTCAGGTGGTTTCAGTAAGCAATCCTCAGACGAAATACCCTACCTTTAACAACGGCTTTACTCCTCAGCCTATGGAGACCGTAGTGGACGTGAAGGTGAAGCTGGGGGATGAGGAAGTGGATTTCAAGCAACTGCCAGCAAACGGACAGATAGCCAACGACAAGAACCTTGTAGTTAGCGACAATAAGGATGCCATGAGTGCAGAGGTGGATGCCATGCTGAGACAATCCAAGGCGATACTGGAGAGCGTAGATTACAACAAGAGGGTAGTAGACTCTTGTGAGGGAATGCTACAGCAACTCAACCCCCAGATAGCCAAGGATAAGGAACAGACCGAGAAAATCAATAAACTTGAAGGTAAGGTTTCAGGTATTGAGGGCAAGATTGACAAGATGATGGGATGGCTCCAGCAGACCATGAGCAAGTAATCTCCTACCTATTTATTCATTTAAAATCTTATGATTATGGTAATGATTGAGATTACAGAAGATAAGTTCGATGATTTGTATGACAACATCGAGTCTATGCTTGGTTTTGGAAGCAAGGCTATGTCTTGTCTGAAAAAGATGAAGCAGGAGCGTATGGGTGAGCGTATGCCTGATTATCGTGACGATTGGAGAAGAGAGCGTGAGGAACGTGAAGAGCGTGAGAACAGACGTAGATTCAACAACGTGAACGATGATTGGAACTACCCGAACCGCTATGGTGAAAGAGGTGGTGGCGGCTACAATGGTGGCGGTCGCTAGTGTTTAACTTGGGAGTTTTGGCACCGACATTTATGTCGTGACCAGACTCCCTTTAATATTCAGCAATATGGGAAAATGCAGAATGCCATTGGATATGTATGACCTCAAACCTGAGGCGATGGTTGCCTATCTCAGATACAATGGCTATCATTTCAGTAAAAAAATGTGTGAGTGGGCAGTTAAACAGATGTACAAGTATGACCCTTCCTCCAAGCGTGATGTAAGTGTCTCGTTTTGGGATAAGGAGAAGGTGGATTCCCTTCTGCTTGGTCAGGGAATAGAGGTGAAGAATAAGATAGGCTACGACCATGTATATGTGGCGAATATGGCGAGGGCAGACTTCTACAAGTCTTCCATCAAGGATGAGGAGCAGCTAGCCCAGTTTATCAAGGATATGGTGGATGATGCCGACCAGAAGGATGGTTTCATCTTTAACAGATTTTATGCCGACTGCTGCCATAATGGTGTACCTATCCCTTGGGAAGATGTGTTATGATGAGAAGAGTGATATACCTTCCGAAGTACGATTGGAGCATAGTATGTTTCATAGGCTATCAGCCACCTGATGCCGATGAGATATGCCATGCTCTTTCGGATATTGGCTGCAACGAAAATCCTTTAACGGAAGCCTACGAGCATTTGACTAAGCAGAGTGCAGACAGAGGTCTTACCTATTCCAACCTATCAGAAAGAAGGAGTGTTCTTGCCATTGGGGAGTGTGAATCAGATGGCAGTATCATAAATACAATAGGTCATGAGCTTCTTCATGTGGTAGCGCATATCTGTGAGCAGGATGGAATAGATATGCTGAGCGAGGAACCATGTTATATCATGGGGAGTCTTTGTGAGAGGTTCTTTAAGGTGTATGATTAATGTTGTTGTTTTTACTTTCAGTATAAGAAAAGGGTGAATCTTTCGACTCACCCTTCTTCTTTTATTACTCCCCATACTTTGGCTCCTCATACACCAAGTTATGCTCATCTACAGATTGCTTACGAAGGATTCTCTGCACCCTGCTCATTTGAAGTTGGAGTTGATAATTCTGTTCCATCCATATTCACCCAAGCAGTACCATTCCAAAGAATTTTCTTTTTGAGAGTATTATCGTAGTATTCATAACCTTCACTTACATTTGATGGTCGTTCTGTAGAATTACCTATAATTTTATCGCATGTTATTTCGGTATATGAATCATCAGGAGTCTTTTCACCCATGTCAGTTAACCCGAATGCACCAACCGCCAATAAAACATTATATGGTGTATTTTCTACTTTCGGGCAATAAATGTAAAACAAACCATCTTTAGTATAGAACTTTACGGGAGGATTCCCAAATATACTTCTGACACGTATATTACCATTTAGACAAGAAACCATGAAGAAGATAGGCTTCCCATACCATTCGCAAAAGAAATTATAGGATTGTCCCATCCAATTATTTATATTAAAAAATCTGAATAAATGACCATTTGAAGCACTTATCTGTTTAGGGATAGCCCTCAACGTATTTGATGATATTATTCCATCTATATATACACCATAATAGTCATCATATTTAGCATAAGGAGTTTCCTTTATTCCTGTAAAAGGATAATATGTCCCAAGAATATTAGAGCCTATGAAATTGCAATACTTTTTAATTTCTGTATCATTGTTTGAAAAATGTTGAAAATCAAAAGATGGCATGTTGCATCCAGTAAATGAATAAAATGCTTTTAAATTTTCTGCTATTATTATTGATGCCGAAGTTTGTCCGCTAGCTGTTACGACATTGGTATTTTGAAAGAATATAGAGTTTGTGAAAGAAATATAAGGATTATTAATAGAATAAATAGCAATCTGATAAGTGTCACAACTACATCTGTCCAAATATGCTGCACCTCCTCCAATAAGCAGAAATTCACTTCCTTGAAAATTCTGTGGATTAGATATCCAAGCATGTATATCAGAATAAATGTTTGATGAGCCACTTTGATAAATTGCAGTCCTAACATCAATCATAACTATATTATCAGCACAACAATCTGATGTATGAAAGCAAATTCCAAAACATTTTCCTTTGTTGTTACCGGTAATACGTGAATTAGCAAAATGCAACTCATTACCAGAATGAATCATTATTCCTCTTTTGTTAACTCCAACATTGGTAATATCAACGTTATAAATTTTTATACAATTTCCATTTGGTATATTAATACCTCCAGTCAACACATTGCAATTTAAAGTTAATCCTTTAATAATTGTTCTAGTTGTAGTTGCAAAAGAAGTATAATTAATACATAACAGATAATCTTCCGAAAAACTTTCTGTAGCTTTAATTGTTACAGAATGTCCAATCATATTTAATGTTTCTTCTCTTGGATTTAATTCTATAACAATTTGTTTGTTTATGTAATATAAAGAAGATGCAAATGTAAGAGTGTTTATATTTGTACTCTTTATAAAATCATTTGTCTTATTTATAATATCAGAATTGTTGTTATCTTCAGTGTTAGCTATAACTCCAAAGTTATCATAGTATAAAAATGGAACATCAAAAGAACCACGTAGAATTATTGAATCAAATAATTGTGCCTTTGATTCAACGATATGAGTATTATTTCCTTTCAAAATACCATTTTTAAAACAGCCCCCTTCAAACTTCAAGGTGCATCCCTCCTGCATCTCAATAGTCTCACCATTCAAGTCAAAATCATACCTAATTACATAGATAGTATTAGGCTGATTCATCATAATTGGAGTTAAGATATTTCGAAGCTCTTTCTTTGTGCTATCAGTAATTGAACATGATACACCAGTATTAACTGCACTAAAAGATGAAGGTGTGGATATTACGCCACCAAACTTTCGGATAAGAGTAATCGTTGAAGCATCTTTTGATACTTCATATTCAGTCATGGTTTCAGAAAGTTTTGCAGCTATCTTGTCTGCAACTTTGTCCGTTGTTGTATCAGATGATGCTACAACATCTACATGGCTTTCTGCACCATTGATGATGAAAGATATGTAACCATCTGACGTAGGGGCTGATGATACTACTATTTTTGTTACGGCAAGAGTTACTGGCTTGATGTTCTTACGTAGAATCTTGTAACCTTTACCACTAAAATTCTGAGGAGAATATGAACGGTCGGCAAATTTGGTTACAGAACGTCCGTTATCATTGTATGACCTAGTAAGGTCTTCTTCGTCAACGGGAGATAGAGAAGAAACCTCTTGGTTGATTTTCTCCTGCATCTTGCCTAGTTTCTTGTCATATATATTATCAGAATTTGCTAACCTTTTGTCTTTTCTTGAAGATTCTAGCGTACTACCTAATTTTACCATATTTATTTAGCTTTTATTGTATAAGTATTGTCACCAGCAATAAGTGGGTCTGAATTATAATAATATAATGCACCAATAATCGTTTCGTGGAAATCGGCTTCGACATTTCCCTGAATGAATTGTAATGGAGTGTCTGAGATAAACCAAACTACATCGTTTTCATCTGTTGTAGTAACCGTTATCGTCTGATTGACCAAAGAAGTATTACTTCCGTTCAGTACGGATAGGTCTAATTCGTTTGCATCTGATAAAGATGATGCACCATACATGGTCTTTGCACCGATAGTAACAAAAGCAGTTGCTTTATATATTTTTCCGTTCAACGTGACTATGATATGGAAAGCGTATGAACCTACTTGTGAACGTGAAACATTGACTGACGTATCAGTTGTCTTAGGCTCAATGACATTACTTCCGTCAATAATCTTAATATTGTCTGGAGTAGTATCAATACCATTCTTCCTGAATTGCCATGAGAGTTTAATGGTGTGTTCTGTTCCATCATAAGCTATAACAGAAGGAGAAGATTCCAGATATACATTTGTATCGTCCACATCAGCATCATTCTGATTGTTCAGTTCTATCCAGTACTTCGCATTGTACATACCTCCCATTTCACCCTCTACGATACCGAGAGGAATATGAGACTTGCCATTTCGCTCCACGATACGGAAAAGGCGGTGCTCGATGCTACAGATGTCGTTTCCGTTGTACTTGCCACGAATGGTAATGCCATATAGTCCTTCATCTAGAAATGGTGGGAACTTGACACAAATATCACTCGGCTCTACTTCACTATTATTTGTTCCGCTCTGAACAAAAGGCATTTTTGCTACACACTCTCCAAAGGCATCAGTAAGATGTACTTCTAGCTTACTGATGGCAGCTACGTCAATATCTTCCAACATCTGCTTATTCTTGCTGATGTAGGCTTTCTGAAGCTTGATGAAAAGGTCGAAGCTGTTGCCTTTAACAATCTTATAAATATCCATATACGTATACATTATTAATAATAGACAAAGATAGGCAGAAATTTCTCCACCTATCTTTTATCCGTTTATTTAGGGCAGAAAAATTTTAGATTAAGCCCTTCCATCTGAGAAATTTGCGCTTGCGGCTGCGCTTGCCCTTCTTGCTCTTGCAGTTGGTATGATAGACACAATCCTTGAAGAGGTCTCTGACCTTCATGTCGTTGTCTACCAGTTTTGTCTTCTTGAATGCCTCGAAGAGTGAGCGGTTCATAATCATGAGGTTGCCCTTCTGCGTAGGAAGGACGTAGAAGATTTCACCATTGTTCTTCTTTGATGCGTAGTCTGCCTTAGCCGTAGCTTGGCGGTACATGATTTCGCACTTGATGCGCTTGAAAATCTTTGTTACTTTCATAATCGTAATTATTATTGTTTGAAACTATATGATGGTTGCTGCCGAAACAGAAACCTTTCTTCTCATTACTCTTGCCTGAATGGAAATCATCTTTGGCATTTCCATTTCGTTGAAACAGATGTGGAGTCCGATGGCTCTAGTCATGAGCAAATCATCGTGCTTTCCGTCTGCTGCCTCGTATACGGTTCCGTTCTTCTCGTATGTGAGATATTCATCTAAGCATCTATCGTCTCGCTCTACATAGAGTTGTTCACGGATAACCTGAACCAATACTGAGATGACCATCGGCTTGGTTGCCACATTGGTATGGAATCCGTACTTCACTGGAACCTTATTCTTGATGTCTGATTCACTCTGCTTGCGTGCATAGAGGTTGTCGTATACGTCCTTGATTTGATTCAGGATGAACTCAGACTGGTCACCACCTTCCAAGATGTGCTCCTTGTCTTTCGTTTCCAAGGTGTTGGATTCAATCACCAACAGAGCATCGTTGTAGTATTTGGCTATCTGAGCCGCCTTCCATGCCAGCAAGTCCATATCAATGTGCCCATACCATTGGGCTACCACATACGGCTTGCCACCTTCCATCATCCAATAGCGGTCGAAGACACAGATAACAGACCAGTCGGCATTCTTGCTACGTCCACCAATATCCACTACGACCAGATAGCGGTTTATCACCTTGCAATCATCAAAGGTCTCAGGCTTGCTCCATATCCACAACTGCCCCTGCTTGTCTTCACAGAATCGGACATTCTGCATACACTTCTTGCCCTTGTAGCCATCACCATAAACATCACCGATGAACTTAGGTGCTCGGCATCCCTTGCGGAACTTGTCAACCTTGTCTTCGGCAAACACCTTGGCTCCTGAATGCTTGAATGCTTCAATATCATCGGTAGGGTAGCCAGCAGCCATATCGGCATGGTCGGTGAACTTCCTTCGCTCTGCCATATACCAGTTGATAGCTTCGAGTGGAGCACCAAGCGTCCATAACTTCCAAAGATAGGTACATGGCTCTTCTCGGTCGGACATCGTATTGGTATTATTGCGGTTCTCGTATAGCCATTTGGCGAACTCCACCTTCTGTTTCTTTGATTCAAAATCAAGATGATACATATCGTATATCTCGAACCAAGGTACAAAGAACGGTTCAAACTGGGATTGTCCTTTTTTGGCTGCAAGCCATTCCTTGTGAAAGAAGTTGCCAGTACCATTGGCGGTGGATTCGTAGGCAATCATCGTGTATGGTCGATACAAGATACCATTGGTAGCATTCTGTACCACCTCCTCAGGAGATTTTCCGTCCGTTTTTTTCCACAAACCCACCTCTGAAAGGTGAACCAAGTTGTAGTCTTCACCATTAGCTGAGAGTGGTCGCTCCATGGAACCCACCTTAATCTTGCAGAATCGCTGAGGAACCTTCTTCACGTTGCCTGATGTTCCTACTCCCACAAACTTCGGCTCGTTCTCAGAGAATGCTTCTCCCATTTCGTAGAGGAACTTGGTAGGGAACTTTTTCAGAGCTTCCTCGAACATTCCTCGGATGGTCTCTGCGGTGTCCTTGACCTGAGCCACGATGAGAGAATTGAGACCCTTCTGCCACATGAGTTGCAGCCAGAGGAAGTACATCTGAATGACCGTCGAACCTCCCCATTGTCGGGCTTTCAGCAGGATGAGACGGATAGGGCGATTCTTCTTTCTTCGCTCCTCCAGCCACCTGAGCAGTCTTCGCTGCGGTCTTCTGAGCACAAAACGGAAGGGGAGACCTCCACCTTTCGGTTTGATATAGATGAATGTCGCAAAGAAGAAGAAAGGGTCGTGTTTCATCCTGATGCGAGTAAACTGCTCCACCAGTTGCTCAATCTCTTCTTCTAGGTTGTATGGCTCGTCTATATCCTTGTGCAGTTCCTCGATTACTGCCTTGCAGCTACCCAATTCGATGAGCATCTTGACGAGCGGAATCTTCTTCATGGAAACTGGAAGCTGCTGTCTCTGAATCGGGAAATCAGGAAGGAAGAGCAGAAATCGCTTATCTCCACACCCTTCACCCTTGATGGGATTGAAGGGTGTGTTGATTTCCTTGATGCGTTTCTCGTTCTCTTTCAGGATGCCAAGCACATGTTTATCTACAGCATCAGTCAGTTTTGCAGTTACTTGTCTTGGCATAGCGGTGCATTTAGATAACCCCACAACAGACCAAGTACATAGCAATAGATGTGGACTCCAACTGCCATGCAAGGGAAGAAGATTCCAACACAGATATATAGGAGAATGGTGAGATTGTATCTTACCTTATTCTCCACGTATGGGGCGATAAAGCCCATGTAGGCATAGATAAATCCGCTGAGACCGATGATTGGTACGGATGAGGTGAAGGGATAGCTGATGGCTATGAGATAGAATGCCACCAAGTGACCGATGCCACAAGGGATGGCTCGGTAGCATTGATGGAAAACATAAAGGTTGATGGCAGCATGAAAGATGTTCTGATGAAAGAAAGGGTAGCTTAGTCGGTTCTGAATAGAACAATCGTCAAAGAGACCCATGCCATCATATCCAAGAAAAGTGATACACATTATTATAATGTACCCAGCATAAAGCGCAATCTTCTCTTTCGTCTCTCGTAGCATCTTTGCTTCTCCTCCTTTCTCACCCTGCTAAGAATTACGTGTATGCTTTGAGGAGTCAAATAGAAACTGGGTGCTTTTTCTGCACATACACGTTTGATAATATCCATATTACTGAGATATGGCTCATTACTCTTATGAATCTGGAATCGTCTGAAAATCTCCTGATACATTTCCTTTCGGGTAGGAATCATGTTATCAAGAGGTTTTCCTTTCAGTAAGTCTAATATGACTATATAAGCACGGTCTTCTGAAACCCAAAATCTTCTGCTCGGAGATTGGGCTAGCTTTTCCTCAATCTCTGAGAGTCTGATATTGTCTCTTACATTAATAATTTCTTTGTAAGCCCTCAATAAATCAGCATCACGTTCCTCTATAAAATAGCATCGTGAATCCTTATATTTCATATCTGACACTGCAAATATACAAAAAAGTATTGAATTGGTCGCATCCGATTAGACTAAATTAACGGATAAAAGATGAAAATCGGAAAAAAGCATTAATTTTGGGCATTGATTTATAAATATACACATATATATATGGACGATAATACAAATATTGAGCAGAATGCTGGTGCTGCAAAACAGCAAGATACCAAGACCAAGAGAGACTTGGCTTTGGAGCGTTTGAAGACCCGCCACCCTAATACGGAGTATGCGGATGATGAAGCTATGTATGGCGCAATCAATGATGATTATGATGCCGACCAGAAGGCTTTGCAGGGGTATAAGGATAACGAAAAGGCGATGGGCGATTGGCTGGGTAGTGACCCTGAGGCGGCTACCTTCCTTCAAGCGATGAAGGCTGGCAAGAGTCCTTACGCTGAGTTGATTCGTACACATGGGGAGGATGCCATTGACTACTATTCAGACCCTGACAATGCGGATGAGATAGCATCGGCTCAGTCGGAGTTCTTGCAGAATGCTGCCAACGGCAAGAAATTGCAGGAGGAGTATGACAAGAACATGCCTTCCAGCTATGAGGTGTTCGACAAGTTGGAAGAGAAGTATGGCGAGGAAGCTGTGAACGATGCCATCGACAAGTGCTTTCAGACTATGCGCAATGTGGTGACTGGCAAGTTTACAGAGGAAATGATTACTGCTTTCATCAAGGCTAAGAACCATGATACTGATGTGGCTGATGCAGCCCATGAAGGTGAGGTTCGTGGCAAGAATAGCAAGCACGTCAAGAACCTTGAACTGAGAAAGAAGGGCGATGGTACTGCCGACCTTGATTCTGCCAATGCAGAGACCAAGCAGACGGATAACCAGCCAAACCTTGGTGCGCTTGGCAGGGCATCACGTAGGGGAAATATCTGGCAGCGTGGCAATGAGAAGAGAACACACATTAGATAATTCGACAAGGTGAAAAGATAATATATAATGTTTAATTAATATTCAGAATAACAATGAAGAAAAGTACATTTAATCGGCTGCTTTCCGTCTTCCTGATGGTTATGGCAGTTATTTTTGGAGTGAATGGTCAGGTTATCATGGCTGAGGCGGCTCTTCCTGATGGCGGTACGACCGAGAGTGGTCACGCTGCGGAAGCTGGTGGTGCTACTGCTGCCGATGATGCTGGCAATGGCGGTGCGGCTCGTCAGGATGATGGTATTGCTACTGAGGGCAAGGGTCGAGAGCATTATAACGAGAATGGCACGGAGTTCTATGAGAACGACATCAACGACAAGATTACCAAGATTCGTCCAATGGCTACTCCAGTTGACCAGATTTCACGCTATGCAACAACCAAGTCTGCCTCATCTTTCGTGGTTGAGTATTGGAGTATCGGTACACGTCCTATCAAGACTACCGTGAAGGAGGCTACGTTGGAGAGCACTGGTACATCTATGGTATTGAAGGTAGAAGACCCTGAAATGTTTACTTTGGATGATACCATCCGAGTGGTGGATGTGAAGGCTATTACCAACTATAAGGGTGTTGCCTATTCAACAATTACAGATGCTCCTACTCCTGATTTGGAACTTTGCGTTTGCGGTAAAGATACAGAGGGTTATCCTATTGTGTATGCTGTAAATGGTGAGTTGGTCAGCAAGCAGGCTATCGGCATTCCTGCTTTGAAGAAGGGTCAGGTACTTATCCGTATGGCTAAGAGTTGCGGTGAGTTGGATGTACAGACAGGTCGTTTCAACAACCTTCCTGATTCTGAGATTCAGTACTGCCAGAACTTCATGATTCAGGTAGAGGAGAGTACCTTTAATAAGATTGCAGCTAAGCGAGTAGACTGGGATTTCTCTGACATCGAGGAGGATAGTATCTATGATATGCGTCTTGCGATGGAAGGTACTTATCTCTTCGGTGATATGGCTTGTATCAAGCATACTACCAAGAACAACTCTGCCCAGTGGTTTACCAAGGGTATTTGGTGGATGGCTGGTAAGGATATTGAGGTAGGTCATGTTGCTACTGCTGACGATATTAAGAAGGGCTACGGCAAGAATGAACGAGTGATTACTGATTTGGAGTTGGTTGACATTTCAAAAGACTTGTTTGTTGGTACTGGTATCGGCAACAAGCGCAAGGTGATTATCGCTGGTTCTGATTTCGTGAGCGCATTCAGTAAGATTGATTCTGACAAGTTCCGCTTGAAGGACACCGTTGAGGTTTGGGACTTGAAGTTCAAGAGTTGGGAGACTGACTTCGGTGAGGTGTTGATGATTCACTCTGAGTTGTTTGACATCTTCGGCATGAGCGACTGCGGCTTTGCCCTTGACCCTGAGTTCTTGGTTAAGCGAGTACACTTGTCTTGGACTCGAAACGTGCTCGACTTGAAGAAGGCTGGCATCCGTAACACCGATGCAGTAGTTATTCAGGAGGTAGCTTGTCTGTACTTGAAGTACCCTAAGGCACATGCTCGTATGCGCCTTGCTGCGGTTCCAGCAACAGAGGGAACTTCTGAAACTGGCGAGACCAAGGCTGCTGCCTAAAAGCAAGTATATTAGCAAATTTATTCATCAAATAGTGAGGGGTGTGGGCACTAGCCCCATCCCTTTTTTAGTAACACATATATAATAAGGTATAATCATGTTTAATAAATATCAAGCAGGTACTGATTTGGCATTCAGCGTTATGGTAGGTGACGAGCGAATGCGTATCGTCTTTGAGGGTAAGACTATGGGCTGTAGTATCTATATGACAAGAGACCCTAAGGTACAGAAGGCTATCGAGTCTCATTATTGGTTCAACGACAAGTTCTTCTTGGTGGAGAGTATTGACGAGAAGAAAGAAGCTGCTGAAGCCAAGAAGAAGGCTGCTGCCAAGGCTAAGAAGAAGGTGGCTGACGAGAAGAAGACTCATGTCGTGACAGACGTTGAGGATGCCAAGGACTATCTGGCTGAGACCTTCGGTGTGAGCCGTTCCAAGATGAAGACCAAGGAAGACATCTTGGCGATTGCTAAGGAAAAGGGTGTTGAACTAGAAGGTTTAGAGTAATGGTAGAATATGCTGTATCTGATTTAGTGAAAGAGGTGAAGGTGCTCTTGGATAGAAACCAAGAGTCTGCTGGCTTGCTGGCTCCTAGCGATTCTGATACACTCTCGCAAGCAGAACTTATTGAGAGTAAAATCGTAGATGCAGCAAGAATCATTCTTTCGGATGCTCCTGAGGATATGGTGGAAGGTACTTCGTGTACGAATGCTGTAACGTGGACGGATAGCAACGGCTATTACGTGGGTAAGATGGTCTTGCCTACCGATATGCTGAGAATCATTTCTGTGAAGGCAGAAGGCTGGAACCGTCCTGCCGAAATCATTTCAGAGAGTGATGATGCCTACAAGTATCAGAACTGCAAATATGGAGTCAGGGGAAATCCTGAGCGACCGATTGCGGCTATCGTGCATACGGCTAACGGCAAGAGTATTGAACTATATACCAGCACAAAGCAGGATGCTACGTTGGCATTCATCTACGTTCAGGTTCCATCTGTCACTACCGAACAGAAAATCAGTCTGCCTTCCGTCCTGAAAGATGCCATCTTATACATGGCTGGCTATCTCACTTGTATCAGCCTTGGCGATACCGATACTGCAAGCGGATTCCTTGGAGTGGCTAGAAAGTTGGCACATATTGTTGAACCTACAACATCATAAATTATGGCAAAGAAGAAAGAAGAAACCAAACTGCTATCGTTGAGTAGGGTACTTGACAAGGAAGAACTGGATAGCGTGAAGGCATCCAAGAACCGATTTGACAAGCCTTATGAGCGTGCCTTCTCTATCTTGCTAGAGGCTCAACGATACTATAACAACATGGATAACTTCCGAAAGCGAAGATTGCGTAACAAGCGATACTGCTATGGAGACCAGTGGGGCGATACCATTGAGTTCAAAAGCAAGTGCGGTTTTACTAAGCGTATCAGGGAGGAAGACTATATCCGTGAGCAGGGTAGCGAACCATTGAAGAACAACCTTATCCGTAGATTGGTGAAGAATGTACTGGGTGTGTACCGCTCACAGAGCAAGGAACCTACGTGCAATGCCAGAGATAAGGATGAGAAACGTTATGGTGAAACCATGAGCGTGGTGCTGCAATGTAACCGACAACTGAACCGAGAGACGGAACTGGATGCCCGAACCATGGAAGAGTTCCTGATAAGCGGTGCTGCTATCTATAAGAAAAAGTATGGATGGCGAAGAGGTAGGTTGGATTGCTGGACGGACTACGTGAACCCGAACAATTTCTTCATAGACAACAATATGAGGGATTTCCGTGGTTGGGACGTGAGTTGCTTGGGTGAGGTGCATGACATTACCATCGGCAACGTGCTGAGAGAGTTTGCCAAGTCTCCTGCTGAGGCTCGTAAGTTGAAGGAGATATACCGGTTGGCGGCTAACCGAGATTTCGTGATTGCAGACTGCACTCAGCGATTCGGTGAGTTCGACCCTAAGACTATTGACTTTATGAATCCTGCCAACCCTTCGCTCTGCCGAGTGATTGAGGTTTGGCGCAAGGAGAGTAAACCGAGATACCGATGCCACGACTACAACAATGGCGATGATTTCAAAATCGACATTGAGGATAAGGCTGATATTGTAGATGCAGAGAACAGAGACAGAATCAGGCGAGGTATGGCTGCTGGTATGCTGGAAGAGGATATTCCTCTGATTGATGCCGAGTGGTTTATGGATGACTACTGGCATTTCTACTACCTTTCTCCTTTCGGTGATATTCTGAGAGAAGGCGAGACCCCTTATGCTCATGGTGAGCATCCATATTGCTTTAAGTTCTATCCGTTCATTGATGGTGAGATACACAGCTTCGTGGAAGATGTGATAGACCAGCAGAGATACGTGAACCGACTCATCACGATGTATGACTTCATTATGAGGGCGAGTGCCAAGGGTGTGCTGCTCTGTCCTGAGGATTGCTTGCCTGATGATATGAGTTGGGATGATTTCTGCGATGAGTGGAGTAGGTTCAATGGTGTGGTAAGATACAAGCCAAACAAGAGTGGTCAGGTTCCTCAGCAAGTGGCGAACAACTCTACGAATATCGGTATTGGTGACTTGCTCAGCTATCAGTTGAAGTTCTTCGAGGATATATCGGGAGTCAATGGTGCGCTGCAAGGTAAACCAGGAGTATCTGGTACGAGCGGTTCGCTCTATGCCCAGCAGACACAGAATGCTACCATGTCGCTGCTTGATATTTTGGAGACTTTCAGCCAGTTTATCATTGATGGTGCTTACAAGACCGTGAAGAATATGCAGCAGTACTATGACGTGGCTCGTAACTTCAATATTGTTGGTAGGGCAGGACAGCTAGTGCGTTACGACCCTAAGAAGATACGAGACGTTGAGTTTGACATTAATATCACGGAAAGTACGGCTACACCAGTATACAGACAGATGGCAAATGAGTTCCTTATGACCTTGTGGCAGAATCAGGCTATCACGCTGGAGCAGTTGCTGCAAGTAGGAGATTTCCCATTTGGAGAGGAGTTGCTACAATCGGTTGCATCCAACCAGCAAGCCATTCAGAATGGTGAGACTCCACAAGGATTCTCTCCTCAGCTACAAGCACAAGTGGCTCAGGCATCACAGAGCAATCCGAAGGCTCAGGCGATGTTGCAGCAGATGATGAGCGGTCAGGGGGTGAGTCCTGACGGACAGAACCCACCGCTTGCTGCTTAGTTTATAATTTATAGTTAATAGTTTATAGTTATGATTGTAGACAAACCAAGTGACAAGGAATGGTATGGCAATGGGAAACCTGATGCTAGCCAAGGTGGTAACCCGAATGGTGGTGTTGCTTCAGAGACCCAAGGTAGGGAAGACAAGCCCGAACTTTACGAAAATGACGTTATCGGAAAGGTGGCGAAACGCAAGAAAAACGACATCTGGACGAGGGGTGGAGAGAAGAGAACCAAATTTAAGGACGAATAAAGAAAGGAGGTGTTTTTATCGTAACTGCATTTATCTGACATTCAGATAGATACAGAAATATCTGTGAGTTTATGGTGCTGCGTTTAAGATATTCGTATCTTTGCAACATCATAAACTTTTAATTTGTATAGGTATGAATTTCGTAGAGTTTGTAGAAAAGTATCAGCAGGAAATGGCTCCTGAACAGATGTTGGCTATAGCTAAGGCAGTCGGCAAGTATCTCTCATGCAAGTTGAGCGATGTGGAGGAACATCATCTTTGTGCGATGGTGTATGGTGTGTTGAGCGAAGAGCATTTTGACAAACACTTTGCCGATGATGCTATCAGCAAGATGTGGTATGAGGATGCGGACGGAACCAAGCATACGGCTCCTTTCTTCACGGATGATGAGATAAAGGATGCCTTCGAGAAACATAAGGATGATATTTCTGACTATACCATCCATGACTTGGCGGTAACTATGAATCTGATGAGAAGTGACCATCATGTGATGCTGGAGCGATATAGCAAAGATGCTGATGAGTTGAAGGAAATGGTGGTTTTGATGGCTATCGAGTATCTGCAAGACCCTGACTGCTTGCATCCTACCAGCAAAATATGGCACATGATAAACGGATAAAGTAACTGATTGGGAATCATTTCTTATCTTTGCATATTATTAATAATATATAAATATAAGATATGACTCCAAATGTACGTGAAGGATTGCAATATGGTGCAGCTATAGGGATGCTAGTGAGTGGTGTTGTACTCACCTTCCTATCATTCTTTCTCAACAATTATGTGGTGTCTGATGGTGTGCTGTGGTATGTCAGTCAGACATTGGTTTACTCTGGAGCAATATTCGGGGTAAACGTTTATTTCAAGACAAAACTAGGCAACTTTGAGAGCAAGGTGAAAGATGAACTCGCAAGTATGCTGAAACAAGTGAAGGAGGGTAAGTAATATGAAGGTAAAAAGAGAACAGATTTTGGCGATTATGCCGAATGCCAAGGATAAGGTGGATGCGTTCCTACCTTACATCAATGGCTATGCTGAGGTGTTCCATATTGATACTCCTAAGCGTATGGCTCATTTCTTGGCTCAGATTGCACATGAGAGTGGTGAACTGCGATATACCAAGGAACTCGGCAACAAGGACTACTTCCACAGATATGATGTGGGCAAGTTGAAGAACATGCTCGGCAACTTGAAAGATGGTGATGGCTACAAGTATCGTGGCAGGGGCTTGATTCAGATTACTGGCAGAGCCAACTATCAGACTTATCAGAACAGCAAGTATTGTACTGGTGACATCATGGAGAATCCTCAGTTGCTGGAGCTTCCGCTAGGAGCAACGAAGAGTGCTATGTGGTGGTGGTGGAAACATGACCTGAACAAGCTGGCTGATAGTGATAGTTTCTTGGCTATTACCAAGACAATCAATGGTGGAACCAACGGCTTGGAATCAAGACGAAAGTTCCTCGCAAGAGCAAAAAAGGTCTTTAATGTTTAGCCTATGAAAGTAAAATGGTACGATACTGATTTTTGGCAAGTAGCACTCTACGTGATTGGTATCTTGCTGGTGGCTTTTTTTCTGTCGGGATGCAAGACAAAATACGTCCCGATGGAAAAAGTTATATGTCGGGACGTAGTAAAACACGATACGCTGCATACTTCTGACAGCGTTTTTGTGCGTGATTCAATCTTCCTCAGACAGAAGGGAGATACTTGCTTTCTTGACCGATGGCATGAGAAGACCGTCTTCAAGAATGTGTACAAAGTAAGGGTGGATTCCTTCCTGAAAAGAGATTCTATCCCAGTGCCCTATCCCGTAGAGAAGAAGTTATCCAAGTGGGAGCAGTTTCAGTTGAAATACGCTATCTGGTCATTTGGAGCACTCTGTGTCTTGCTAGTCGTTTTAGGTTATAAACTCTATAAAAAGATAAAGAATGGCAAATTTCACATTGACAATCACGAAAAGTGACATCTATGAGGAGGTGGCAAAGACTACTGCCTACTTAGGAGGAAAGAACTTGGATAAAAACGGAAAAAGTCTGTATGACCAAGTGTTTGTGACGGAAGCTGATAGAGAAATGCTGGAAGGCTTTTGGGAAGATTCCATTAATGATGTTTCCGTAGCCTTGGAGAGTATTCTTGGATGGCAGAAGTGTGAATCAGGCAGCAACGAGGTCTTTGGTCTGAGAGTAAGCAGCCTTTTTAATGAGAGTTTATTTAAGACCTTGGAATCAACGGTTTTTAGCTATATAGTCAACAAAATAGTAGCAGAATGGTGCTCAGTAGTCTATAAGGATAAGGTAGAAGACTATCTCTCCAAGGCAAACGTTTTGCTGCTAAAAATTGACGCAATCATTTATACACGTAAAAGACCAACAAGATAGGAGGATAGGATATGAGGTATTGTAATAAAGGATATAAAGTGATGATAGAGTTGGAAAAGAATGAGTTGGTATATGACATCAAGAATACTGCTTTTTCTTTTGCTGACTCTTATTCCAAGCAGAAAGGTATAGATGCCAAACAATTAAAGAATGTGTTTGATGTATCAGAGGAAGGAAACAGAGATAAGTTAGCAAGGATTCTAGACTCAGCAGTAGAGGATTGCAGAGAAATGCTTTTCCGTTTCACCAAGGTGGAAATGCTCGGTGGCGGCTTTGATTCCAACGAGTGGGAAGAGTGTATTGGTTCCCCGACAAATGATGAGGATGCCTATTACTTGGCTATGCGGATGCCGCAAGGTTTTTCTAAGACAAGTGTACATACCATGACCGTCTACTTGCATGACTACATCGTGAATCAATGCCTTTATGAATGGTTGATGATTGTTTATCCTGATGGTGCTGATAGATTCTGGGCACTCGCTGAGGATAAGAAACAGAAGATTAAGGATGCCAGCAACCGCTCGGCTGTTAGAGCAAGAATCGCTTTGCATCCATTTTAGGTTAGTCGTTTAAGGCTAAGATAAAGCAAGGGTAGCTATCCATCACGGACTGCTACCCTTTATTGTATTAAATGACAAACGAAATATTTATCTAAGTTTATGTTCCACTAGACGTGGACTCCTGCTTGGTAGTTACCGAACCAGTAACAGCAGCATTAATATTGATACTCTCAGGTAAGGTATTGACATTTACGTCTGTAGCAGCCAGCTTCAATCCGTTCTTCTGCTGGTCGGCATACTGGTTCTTATCCTGAGCGATAAAGTTGTTGATAGCTGTAGCTATATTGTAGAGCAGTTTATCGGTGTCGCTGCTGAGAGAATCAGAATCAACTGATGCGTACTTGTTGTTCTCAACGGTTGCCGATGTTGTCTCCTTCTCACGATACAGAACAGCCTGATTGATGAACTCCTGAGCAAACAAGAATGACTTGCTTACAAGTTGCTTAATCTTGGTGTTGTCTATATTGAGCGGATTTTCATACTTCTGTAGCATAGACTGCAAGCAACTTGCGGCTACTTCTTCTCTAGGCTGTAGGGTAGCGATTGAGAAGATTTCCTCTTCTTTGCCGCTTTCCTCTGTTCCACCTGTCTCTGATGCGGTAGCTATTCCGTATCTAGGGAATGGGCGAGCATTTGATGTTCCATCGGAAGAAGTTTCTCTGACGAGTTTCGTGCCAGTTGTCTTTGTGATGGTGGATTCTGCAATATAGGCAACACCTACTTTAGTTTTATTCAGATTATAGAGATTTCCGTCTGAGTCGAAATAGAACAACTGGTATAAGTTGTTGTTGAATATCACATATCCCATGTACATATTTGTACCTAAAGGATAAATGTTGATACATGTGGATAGAACTATCTTGTCATCTATTTTCGTTCCCAAGGATGCACCTTGCTCAACCTTGTATTTATCGAAGTCGGTTAATGTATATTCTGCCATAATTATCTGAGTTTATTTTGTAATCTTGGTTGGAAATCTATAGATAATGCGCTGATAGATTCATTTTGGGCAAGGTTGCCCATAAGCGCAAGCCTGAAATATTTGTATGGAGAACCTACAAGGTTTCTGAGATACATATTTACAGAGGAACCAACGTAGTACCAATGAGTTAAATTGTTACTTCCGAACAGAACCATTCCACACTTTCCTGCCTGAACGCTGCTGATATATCCTCTTGTGATGCAATCAAACATGGTCTTATAGGCATCCTGACCAAGCGTTAAAGGACGGCTACAAAGGAAGAATGGCACATTCTCTGTTGGTTCCTTCACATACACATCGAGTATGTTTCCTGCTTTGTCTGTAGCGTATGACTCAGGATATATGTTTACTCGCTTATTGAAGACATTGTGCATGGTTCCCCACATATTGCTTTTCAAAGAGTAAACGTAAGCATAAGTATAATTCGGATTGAACACGATGATACGGCTATCATAATAGTCATAAATCATGCCAGATTCTTCGAGATATTTACGGAAACGGACATACTTCACATCTGACTCAGGAATATTACCTAGTGCAAGGAGTTTATTCGGATAGGTCTTATCCTTTGTTGAATGTGAATAAATGGATAGAAAATCGAAAGGATAATCATCCAGTACATCGGTAAGACAAACGGACTCTCTTCCTTGTTGCATCATGATTCCTCGCTCTGTCGGGAACAGAACTGCATCGTCAATCTGCAAAATGCCCTTAGGGTTGGAGCAAATTTCACGTAAAGCTGGTTGTCGTGACTGATATGTTCCTGCATCAGACAACATGATTACCCATACACCTTCATCGGTGAAAGCGTAGAGCGGAGCATCACCAAACTGACCTTCGCTGATAGGTCGGGTATTGGCGGCTAGTGCGCTGATAATAGAAGAACCTATCTGAACAGAGTTTGCTGCTGGGAACACCAAAGGATTCTCGGCTTCGCTCACCTTTATGACGTTTGGATTCTGAGTGATGAATTTCTGATTCACGACATTACTTGCGGCTGCATCATATTCTTCTTTGGTTATTTCTGTGAAGTCTCCAGTATCTATCGGTGTATTGTCCCAATAATATGAAGATGAAATTACCGTTCCACTTTGATTTCCAAAACTACCACCTTCAAAACCTCCTGCTCTTGTTGTTCCGCTAGATGGATCTTTTTTTAGGAGTTTGTGGCGGTATATTTGCATGAAAGCAGGAAGACCAGCATCATCGTGATAGAGGTACATGTAATCAGACAACTCTGATTTTTCCTCCTCTGTAGGTTCATCAACCCTTCCTCCAAATCCTTCATTTTCCAAAGAATTGGAAGATTGTCTATCAACTGCGATAGGAGTAGTACGATTCTTACTAATGTTGATATAGTAAGACATTCCAAATGTTTCGGAAGGTTTCAGATTTATCCTCTTTGAGTAATATTTTTTATACTTCGGTAAGTGGAAATAGATAGTCATTGACGTGGCAAGCGTACTAGGATATGCCAAGATAGGGCTGATAGGATATTGTAGTTTGCCCTTATGGTATATATCTCGCTTGATGCTATTTTCGCTGATGCTTACCTTGAAGATAGCATCACAAATATAATCGGTGGTAGCGGTGCTGCTGGCATCAATATCTACATACTCGTTCAGGGATAGCTGCGTGTTTGAAACCTTCCTCTTGGAGAAAATATCTGTATCGAAAGCATTATAGATGGTTTTCTTTATGTTTCCTATATGCAATCGGTTGTTGTATGTTATAGCACACTTACCTCCAAAAGAATCTCGCTTGAAGTCTGCCAAAGAAATACTTTCTTCTGTCTGTACAACTCGTTTGAGTTGTACATCTGTACCTAGCTTTTCCTTGTTGATACTGGTACTAAGATAGAAGGATTTGTTTTCAAACGACTGGTAAACATCTTCCTCTGACAAATATTGGAAGGCATCACAATTAACTCCTGATGCCATCTTGCTGTTCCAAAGAAAACATTTGTATCGTGAAATACCTATTGTTCTTTTCTCTGTATCAATAAAAGATTCAGGCTGGGACAGGTAAACATCTACACCAAGAATGAGGTCTTCCAAACCTTCGGGTATATCCATGCTTACGTTGATGGTGTGGGTGTGAAGACTTGTGCTTGTGCCTACAGATTTCTTTTCCTGATACCAGATGAACTTATTGAATGATGTTTCGGGTGCAAGGATGAATGGATTTGATATATTGATGTGTGAGGTTCCATCATATAACTTGATAGCCAATACTCCGAAAACCGTATATTTGAAGTATTCCTTTCCTTTTTCGTTAAGTCGTTTGTTGATAAGTGCATCGAATGCGTTGAATATGATAGATGCGCCTTTGAGAGAAGTATATACGTTATTATTAAAGTGTCTGTTCGTCTCAAAAGCATTATCCCAATCATCGCCAAGGTTGGTTGATACATCACATTTCTCAGACTTAACATTGGTGATTGTTGCACTATAGCTAAGTGAAGAAAGGTCGAAACTGGTGTAGTTGCTACCTTTCCAATATGCGTACATTGTCTTTTCGTCACCAATGAAACATAAGATATTGCCTACTGCTGTGACAGCATTGACGTGGAATCCGTTTAAGTCGATGGTGTTCTTGGTTCCGTCTCCATCTTTCTCCATCCAGTACCAAGTATCATCTGATTTACGGATGATGTAGTGGGAGTGAATTGTTTCATTATGTGTTACCTTATGCACCAGTTCGATGGTATCTCCTGCATCAAGTGTGATGTTCTGTTCTGCTACTACTGGCTGGTGAATAGGGTGGAGTGCCCCATCCTCGTTGATGAGGTTGAGGCAGGTTGCCAACTCCCCATCCTGACAATTGTAGTCGGATGGAGAGTGGGTAAGCCCTTTGAGTATTACTTCTTGTCTTGTTGCCATGTGCTCGAATTTAAGTTTGGTCGCATGATTTCGTAATAAGGTTCGCCTTTGGCTGACTTGCGTGGTATGCAAGTAAGGCGAACCATTCTGTTGAGAGGAAGGTTGTACTCATCAAGGATGGCGGTGATGGAAGGGTAGTCACTTCTGAAACCTACCTTCTTATACTTCTGATTGAATTGAAGCTGAGCGAAGGCGGTGTTGGCTTTGTGAAGTTCTTCCCAGTCCTCACGCATGCAGAATCCGTATGTACCTCTGTCAGATAACCTGAACACGAAGATGGAATTGTCTGTTCGCTCCTTCTGCATGATGTGGTCGTAGATGCCCTTGGAGAGCGTGACCGAGTTGGCTCTTCCGTCCAGTACCACAAAATCGTTGCGGTGTCTGAAGCCGTTGATTTTATCTATTAAATACTTGAATTTCATGTTGCAAATATAATATGAAAAGTGATAAAATGGATATTATCCGTTAACTTTATCTTTCCGCTTGGGTCTACCATTGCGGTTGCCATACTTGGTGATGATGGCAGATGCTCGCTCAGAGCGGTAACAACCACATGATTTGGTTCGTCCGTCACGAAGAGCAGCACCTAGAACCGTACAACCCCTGCCACAATCACACTTGCATATCCAGAACGCACCATGCTGGTGGTTCTCTTTATCAGATTTTCGGCAGACGAGTAATCTGCCGAAACGCTGTCCAGTAATGTCTATCAACTTTCCCATACTACTTCTCTGCCAGTTTCTTTGCCTCTTCTACTGATACTGGCTTTCCGCTAAGAGGAATGCGGAAGTCGAACTTTGAACGGAAACCATAATAGCCTACGAAATCGAAGCTCTGTTTCATACGCTCGTCTGTGGTGATGTACTTCTTGTAAGCCTTCACCTCCTTCTCTGAGCGGTAGATGGTAGAGTTGACGAAGTAGGAACTGGTTCCCTTGTTAGCGATTACTGCAATAAAGAACTGCTTGCCAAGGAACTTTTCCTTGATACGCTGGATAATTGAGATTTTCTTTGTATTCATATATAAAATTTGATTAATTATTAAGAAGAATGCAGATAGGCTGCACTCTTAAAACTATTCGATTCCACAAGATACGATACCATCTTCTTTGTTGATACTTCGGAAGTGCTCGCATCGCTGGCAAGCAAGGCTGCCTACCATCAGGATTTCATGGGTATACTTGCCGTATATGCCGAATGGGCAGGGAGTGATGTACTCGAAGTGCCCACCGACAAACTCGTTGACGTTATATTTTGGATATTTCATTATCTGGCAGTATATAATTTAAGATTTTTGTAGAATCTTCTCATGAAGTGAAAAATGTTTGTCTTAGTTCTGCCACATGATTTCGGCTCAGGGCAGAACCCTCTGTATACGCATTGTGGAACACAAGCAGATGCAAGCAAAGGTTCGATACAAGCCAACTTATCAAGTACCTTATACCACACCTCTCTTGTCTCATTGGATGCCTTACTGCATAATCTCAGCTTCGAGATATTGATAATCTCCTGAGCGTTGAGGGATAGCTGTAAGTTGACCAAATCATCCTGACGCATATCGTGGCGAGATACATTGGAGCCAGTAATATCTGGTCGTGATGTGGAAACGAATGGCTGTGCATGAACATGGCGAACAAAATGGTTGCTCACCCAGTATGGTATGCCATACATCTTAATATCGAACTCCAATTCTCTGAGCGGTGAATGCTCGCTGAGAATCATCTGTTTCTTGAACTCATCGCTAGGCTCATGTCCGAGCGGTTCCTTACCTTGTGTGAACCGAGCAGCATCCACTACTCGCTGCCAGTCCGTTACTCTTTTGATTTCTATTTTCATATCACTTTTCTTTAAGTTCTATATAAGGTTCTGCTTTACACTTCTGAATCTGTTTGATATTTGTTGCAGATACACCAGTAAGACGAACAGCAATATTGGCTGCTTCTAAAATATCTTCTGCGCAAATATTTGCTGTGTTATCCTTTTTGGTTGCATCTGTATAAACTATACAATACATTTTTACTTGTTTCATATCAATATTCTTTAAGTTCTACATCATCATTACCAAGAACATCATTTATTTTCTTTTCGATGAACTCATCAGAAGCTAGTTTCTTAATAAGTTCATCTATATCAGGTAACTTTACATCAACTCCGTCTTCTTGGTTTTTGGATGAAACATATTCCTTTAGTGCTTTCGCCCAAGAACTATTTGCCAAGTCTGCCAATGAATCCTTTTGGCTTTCATAGGCTTTCTTCAACTCTCCGTTATCACGGAAATATCTGAGCACTTCCGTCAATGCTCCAACAAAGTTCTTGTCAGACATCGGGTTGCTCTTTGCCTCTTCCAGTTTTAGCATCAGGAAGAGTAATGATGCATGTAATTTTGTTTTGTCCATAATTATTCCTCCACTTTTATTTTCTTAATCTCATTGTATAATTCCATAAGTTGTTTCTTGTTAACCCATACATCTTTGTCGGGGTCAATGAAGAAACCATATATAGAATACAATTCACCCTTGTCGTGTTTGTGTATTTGAATCATAATCTATTCCTCCGTTTTTACACCGAAAGGAGTACCGTCGGCAAAGGTATAATTAACCCACACATAGTTCATATCAAATCCACTTCTTTCGTTTAATGATATTCCATATCTAATATCATCAACATCCGTGATTAATGAATAATGTTCATTTTCCTTTCTTTTCACCCACCCAAATGGCTGATGTTTGAGCATTTCTGCCCAGCATTCTTCTGCGTCCTTGAATGGACGGTACTTTGGCTCTGGCTTGATGCGGAACTTGTTAGGTTCTTCTGCCAAAGTTCCCATTGGCAAACCTTCATTTTCTGTCAAATCATGCCAGCTACCAGTATCTGTCTTGTATTGAATAGTCTTTCCTTCTGCAAAAGCAGAAATAATATTCATATTCTTTTTTACATTTTCTCTTATCATATTAGTCCTCCAACTCTATGTTTATTTTCTCTGCGTAGCCATCTTGTGCTTCCTCACACCAGTTTCCTTCGCAAAGACAACCTATACCAAGATTATGCTCTGGAATGATGTTCTTGTTACAATATACACAGACAGCATCGCCATGATTATTTTGTAATTCTTCTCTTGTCATAATCAATTATCATTATATTCTTCCCATCCATTCTCCCAAGAGCCACCTGAACGGATAGCCCAAAACTCTTGTTGAGGAAGGATAGTTCCTTCTTCATCAACTAACTCCTTTCCTTCATATCGAACAAACTCACCTTTTGAGAATGAGTTGTGCCTTATCGGCTTTCCTATGCTGATAGCGAAAGCCATTGCTTCATTTCTTGTCATACTCAATCCTCCAATTTCTTAATAGGCTTCCAATGAGTGATACGAGCCATTCTCCCTTCCCATAAGATGATGAAGTCATTACCATCTTTTGGGACGGTAGTGCATTCCACTCTTCTGTTTTTGTAAACATTATCAGGAATCATCTTGCTTGTTACAAAAACTTCTTCTCCATAAGGTGGCAACCCATCCTCAACAGATACCCAGTCTGACCTAGAGATTTCCTTCAAGGCTACCTGCAATGTGTTTATGATGTGGCTTTTTACATTTCCTTATATGTAGTCATCATCTGTAACTTTTGTAAAACGGATAGTTTTCTCTATCAACTCTTTAACTTTCTTCTTATCCATACTTCTATATTGTTTCTTGTTTGCCATATTATATATGTTTAAAGTGAGAAGCAAGCACAGATAAAATAAAGTGCTTAATTTTAAAAATTACATTTATATGAAAAATTTAATTACTTTGAAGTCGTATGATAATTCATACACCCGTGCAATTAACCCAGACCACATTGTCTCTTTCTTTGAGGTGGATGGTGATAGCTGTATCAAGTTATCTAATGGTGAGACTTTCACCACCAAGATGCAGTTCTATGACCTTGTGGAATTGATTAACAAAAGCTATGAGTAAAGATACTCATTAAGGCACTTGTCTCTATTTTCTGGGCAGTTTTTAATTACCCACATTCTATCTCTCCACTCTTTAAGGTGTGAGTTATAGACCCATTCAAATCGTGCTATGTTTGTGCTAATAGGAGCATTGATATACAATTTCTTCTTTAACCACTTACGTAGCACCTTTTTTATTAACTTTTCTGTAATCATATTCTTCTTTCTTTTTACCCTCTCCCTTTTGCAGGAGAGGGTGGTTAGTTACTCTGTTACTTTCTTTATGCTTTCTGAAAATGTTTTGAGCCACTGAGTATCCTTTTCGGCAGCAACTACATCGTTATTGTAATGCTCCAAATTATACTTCATAGACTCTATTAAATCAGTGCGATTAGATTGTTTTTGAATCCACTCATCTTTAGGGATGATATTCTTCACATAAACATGGCGGCAATCAAAATTTAAACTATCAATTAATTGTCTTTCCATAAAGTCCTTAACACCCTCGTATTCTTTGGATGGTGGAGTCCATCTTCTAACTTTGGATAGCATTGCATTGTATCTGTTTTTGAGAGCTTCATTCTTTTTCAATCTATCCTCATTTCCCTTGATAACATCATTAACATAAAAAAGATACTCAGCTTCAAGTTCTTCCTTTGTCTTAGGGGCTGCAAGATGCTTTTCGTACTCAGCTTTTGCCTCTTCGTATTTCTTTTTATAGTAATCACTAGGATATATCTTGTCAGGAATTTCGAATCTACTAAGGTTAGGATATTTTCCTTCAAATCTTATGTAGATACCGAAGTTTCGCAAGCAACTATTTGCAAATTGCTCAAATGTTATATCTTCACCATCATATATTGGTGCTGTAAATCCTGTTGGCATATTATTATCTATTTATATATCCTTGCGGATAGTTAATCATAAATTATAACACAATCATTGTACACAGATACTTCAGCTATACTTAGAGGCTCTCCGTTTTCTTGTGTTCCATGAGAATAAGGAAAGCAAACTTCCATAGTCTTATCCTCAATCTTTGATAATTCATTAATCAATTCTTCTACTGTCATATTTTAAAATTTGTGCCCGTAGGCGTTAAACTATTACATTTCCCATTAATTTGATAACTGACAGAACCTCAATATTAATGTTATCAATATCCTCTTCAAAGTGTTTCTTTGCTTTAGAAATTGCTTCTTCAAAAGTTTCACTGGCAACATCAACTTCATAACCGCATGTATAGCAATTTGACGTTAAAGTTACTTTATATATATTCATTTCTTTCATATTTTCTACACCTCCATTTCTCGCTTTACTTTTCAAGTTTCTCAATCAATGCCTTAATCTCATTATATGCAAGAATATCTGTGCTTCTACAGAGGTTGCCGATATTCTTCAACTCCATGATTATCTCATGGTTGGTAGGCACACCATGCTTCTTTCTTACCCATTCAATGAACTCGGGAATTACAATATTAGTGCTTTCCAATGTCTTACCTACTCTACCATTATATGACAGAAGATAGTAGTTCTTTCTTGTTAAGAACCACCACAAAGCAACTAATCTATATTTGATACTTAATAATTTCTGTTTCATTTTTTACCTCGCTTTCTTTTTAGGAACGTACTCATCTAACTCATCGTCAAACTCATAGCAGTCTGGGCAGTAGTGCTTATCGCCTATCTCTGCCCATTCGCTTTCCATTGCTTGCTCTTTGGCAGTTCCTTCGTCCAACCAAGCCACAATACCGTTAAACTCATCAATGAAGGCTTTTTCACATCTGTCACAAATGACAGAATACATTGTAACTGGCTTAATCATTGTTCACCTCCTTCCTGCTTTGGAAGAATATCCTCTAGGTAACACCATCTGTTCATGTGCCATATTTCAGCATTTTTTTTGTAATCATTAGGATTGAACATCATGCCAACATGATAATTCATGCTGTAATCACCACACTCAAAGATGAATGCCTTTGCCCTTTTAGGTATTTCATCTACATCATGCCACAAATCCTTCAAGAACTTATTGATAGCCCACTTAGCACCAGCCTTGAAGCTATCTTTGCCTCTAAGACAAATCATTTCTTCTTCAACCTCGCCACTATTGTATCTAGCATACTCTGTATCAATATGCCTATTAGCAGCAGCTTCTATTTTCTTATCGTCTATCATAATTACTTCACTCTTTTAAATTGAACATTCTTTCCGTCTTTTCGCTCATTTGAGGTGCACTTGATTCGGTTGCACATATCTATATTAATAATGCTTGCAATCTCGTTAAAGAAGCAACCAGTGCAAACAATGTCCTTTGTTTCAACCACCTTCAAGATGATTTCTGAACCAATAGGTAAATCTTCCATAACTTTAATTCCTCATTATGTGACACTTTACAACCTTGTTTACTGCAAGAGGTTGCGATTTATTAAAATTATAGATGATATTGCGTTCCATCTGCTCAGGGAAGATGGGTTTGGTGGGCTTTGGAATGTAGATGGTAACTTGTAACTTGCTGTCATCACTAAATGTCATTAAGCACCTTCTTGAAATCTGTTCTATACCAAACATAATTTTGTCCTCCTAATATTTGCATCCGTGAAGATACGGACGTGATTCGTTATACTTCATTTTTAACTTGATGTGCTCCATCAGGTCGATATTGTTGTTCTGTGCTAGGGCGAAAACCTGCATGAGTGTCTTTTGGATAATCTTTGAGATATACCAATACGGCGAGTTGTTGTCAGTAAACGAGCATAGGAAACTGATGATATGGTAGAAACATTTAGCAATACCACACTTGTATTTAATCTTAGCGATTTCATACTCTTCTTTCAGATAAGAGTCGCTTTGAAATTTTGTTGGTTTTTTGGTGTTCATCCATCCTAAGAGAGATAAGATACGAATGGCAATATCGGCGAACTCGGATTCAACCGTTCCTTCAAGAGAGTTCTTGTAGGCGGTAGGAATATCTCTGCCCATCTGAATCTCGCTCTCATAATCTTCAATACTTCCGTGGCGATTGTGTCGGTCTGCCTGAACAGCTTCTGCCATTTCCGTGATGATGAGCATCAATTCGGTTTCTATTTCTGTGCTCTCAGTATAGAAACCATGCTTTTCGGCATTCTTAAAAGCATCTTCTGCTAAGGATGCCAGTTCTTTCTGCGTTATAATTTCCATATTGTTCTTGATTTATTATTTTCTGATAGTGAATGCCATATCGTTGAGGGTGCGGCACCAGTTTATCTTGCCTTCTGCGCATAACTCGTTGATGGCTTGATACGGCTGGGGGAATCCTCGGTTAATGATTTCGGCTGTGAGGACGTGGGTCGGCACGATGTGGGCAGCTTCACGTTCTGCCTGAATCTCAGCGATGATGGCTAGGATTTTTTCTTTCTCTGTCTTCATTTGGCGAAGGTAAAAATGAGACGTGTGTGACTTCGGACTGGAACATTAATAGTTCCCACATTCCGTTCAAGTCTTGCTGATACCATAAGCCATCGTGCATTGTTCCGATGATTGGGTTGCCTTTGTACCATATTACCATGGTCTTGTGGGTAAACATGGCTTTGTGCGCTTTGCTGATGCGCTTGCCTACCTTGATATATCCAAAAATATCCATAAGCTAGAAGAGTGATAGCTGACCAGTCTTGTCGTGATAGTGATTTCCTGAAGGGAAAATCAGTTCCTCGAACATGGCGGTCAGGCAGTTGGTTACTATTGAATTTCCTGCTAGAGCATATAGTTTGCTCTTGCTGATAATGAGTTGACCAGTCTTCTCCTTGCTCAGGAGTTTGTCTATGTCAGCTTCGTGTACTCCCATCAGTCGGAAACAATCTCTTGGAGTGTACTTCCTGATTTGGATGGAGTATTTCTTTCCGTTTGGTGCGGTATGAATGATTTCTTTGTTCATGATTGTTACGAATGTCATGTTTGCTGTATCTATGGTTGTCTTGATGGTAGGGGAGATACCTTGCATTACTGCTTGGTTGTAGATGTCGAGAACTTGACCGCCTACATCAGGCTTTACCTTCCCCGATAGGAGCAGGGATTTCATTCTCTTTCCTCCAGTTATCATATCTCCTTTACGATTAAGAATAGTGGGATGCAATTACCTCCGTGACCCATAGCAGAATTGAGAGTAGGAGAGATTCCCTTGGTGGAGTAGACTCTGGTCTGCTGCTCTATTCTGCCTTTGATTTGGAGGTTTGCTAGCTTTATAATTTTGTCACACATTCTTTTATTTTTAAGATAAATGTATTGTGTTCAAAGGAAGCTGTTGTGATGGTTGGTGATATTTTCGTTTTAAATAAACCACCTTTAAAACTCCCATGTTTGTTTCTGTATATTATCATACTCTTTTTATGATAAGAACTCCACCTTTCGGATAATGAGCGGTGTCTATGAGGTTCATGATGCTTATCATAGAGAAACTGGCTGTGACTGCTACAGAGCATCCATCAGCAGTTTTCGGTATTGCAATCTTCGGGGTATAGTTTTTCGATTGATTCATTGATGTCTGCTTTGGTGAGATACTTTTCGAGAAGGGGCTGGGATAGGAAATATTCGGGAGATACGTTGTCTTCCAAGATGTCCTCAACCGTTGACTCTAGCTTAATGGGAGAAGGGAAGTGATACTCTGGGTTTGGCTCGTCTTCCGTTCTGAGGATGGAGATACCGAAGATACGTTCACGATTCTGAGGGATTCCGTAATCTTTGGCATTCAGTACCTTGTAGAAGGAGGTGTAACCGAAGGAGTCAAGGTCTTTGAGGTACTGGAAGAAGTACTTCCTCATCTTCTCTGTGAGTAGACCTTTCACATTCTCTAGCATCACATACTTCGGTTTCTTGACTGCCAGCATTCTTTTCTCCTGAAAGATAAGGGATGAGCGTGTGCCGCTGCCTTCCTCTGCTCCTTGGCGAAGTCCTGCATTGGAGAAGTCTTGGCATGGTGAAGACCATGATATGAAGTCGAAGTCGGGAACCTCATTCCAGTCTATCCTTGTCACGTCTCCGAAGTTAGGTATGTCTCTTCCGTGCAGTAGTCCGTAGGCTTGGATGGCTGATGGTTCTATCTCTGAATAGCCAACAACCTTAAAGTCGAACTCAGGATGCTTATCTTTGAGGTACTTGAAGGCTAGGCTCTGACTGCCATAGCCAGCGAATGCCTCAAAGACTCTGAGAGGATGCTGTTTGTTGTACTTACTGATTGCTATCATTTTGGTAAACAGATTTGTGGTTTATGGATTCCATTGGATGCCCAAGCGTTCCAAAGTTCCGTTATCACGATATATCTCCAACTGCTTTCGGCATAGGCTATGAGGATTCTTTTGCAGAAGCTCTATCATACCTATGATGCGTGTCTTGAAAACGTTGTCCTTATCCGCATTTGTCACGTTCTGTTCAGCCCTCGTCTTTGCGATAAGTTGGCTGATTTCGGAAGGGTTCTCGTTAACGGCTGCTGGCGGTGGTGTTGCTCCGATGAGTTCGTCTTCCCATCCTCGCTGGTTGAGGAAGGTTTGGAAGTTCTTTCTGTACTGCTTGTCGGGCTGTGAGATTACATAGAGAGGAATATACTCTATAGCTGCCTTGCGGTCTTTCAGGCTCATGGAGTTCCATTTCTTTTCGAGTTTGGCTTTGCAGCCTACCTTCTTGTCGTACAAGTTCCATGCTCGCTCAAAGGTATATTCGTCTTTGATTTCCTTTGGAGGAGCGGTTACCTTATAGCCTTTGGCTTCTAAGAATTTTATAAAAGCATTGGTTAGTTCTTCTTCATTCTTAGCTGTTTGCATATCAAAAGCACTTGCTATAATTTCAAATGCGACATTTGAGGATTGAATTATATCATTCATAGTTCACCATTTAAATAATTGTCGATTGCTTGGATAAAATCTTCTATAGAGCGGACAATGATGTACTTGCCACCATGTCGTTCTACTTCATGCTGGAATACCTTCTGTTCGGGTTCCTGCATACCTTTCGGTGTTTTATTTTCGATGCAGAGGAAACCGTACTGGGAGGTGCGCTTCAGGAGCAGCATATCAGATACTCCTGCCTTCATACCTTCTTCTTTGAGCCATGCGGCTTGTCGGGAGGTTCGCTTGCCACCATTAGGAACGGCAAAGAAGACTCCTTCAAGGTCAGGATATACCCCACGGATATACCTGACCTCTGCGGCTTGCAAGTTGTGTTCATCGTAGGATGAACGCTTGCGTATCTTCTTGCCTTCCTGCTCTAGCTTTGCTTTGATTTCAGCGTAGCTTGCCATTACCAGTCGGTTGAGAAAAGGTCGTTGAGAGAATCTTCACCCATCAGACGGATGGCTTCATTGGCAAGGTATTGACTCTTAAAGTAAACAATTCCGTCATTTTCTGAGGAAATAAACATGGCTTTATATCCTTCGTATCGTCTTTTGATAATATACCAATTATACGTACCTTTATTGAAGTCGGGTTTCCATCCATCATTGAGATACTTGGCGATGTTCTGCAACTTGTTGAAAGCAATCAAACGTTTTACCTGAGCCTCGCTGGTGCAGTTGTCAACATCTTTGTAATTTGATGGTGATGCCATGTCTGAGTCAACACCATCTTTATAAGCCCAGTATATCTTATTATTAACGAAGAGTTTCTTGCAAATATCATCATAAGTGATAGGATTGCCTTCCTCGTTGTTAGGAACATTTGCATGTTCCGTCTTCTTGCGAACCATCAACTTACCATCCTCAGCGAAGAAAAACTGGAGGTTATCAGGGATAGGGTACTCTACTGCCGAACCATCAGCAGGAATGCGCAACTTAGATAAGGTTGCCTTTCCGTTATTGATGTTGGTAACGTCCTGATTACTGATGCCTTCTGCATGAATATCAGGAGTCTTTTCCTCGGCATTCTCTGCCATTTTCTTTGCAATCATATCTACACCTTCGCCAACGATTGCTCCGAAAAGCATCTGTGCAAATGGTGGTAACTCTGGGGTGTTGTTGCGCTGACGATTACGTCTGTTGTTGCGCTTGTCGTTTCTACGTGTCATATCAACTATAATTTTGTAAAATGTTATTAAACTCGTCTTCTGTAACACCATCTGCATAGAGTATCGTGAGGATGGTGTCTAAGACTCTACTATATACTTCATTAAAGGCTGGCTCATCCATCTTGGCGAAGGAGATAGACTTGGCTCTCTCCAAGAACTTCTGTCCGTTGAGGTCGTAAAGCGGTTCGCTGAATCCTGATGTTATCAGAAGCTGCTCACGGAATGTGTCTATAGAACGTAGGTTTGTGCGCTGCTGCTCTGTGAGACAATCCCATGCTGCTCTGATAAGGGAGAAGAACTTGCGGTGAAACTTGATGTTCCTTGGTCGAACTATGTTCGCCTTGACGATGGAACCAACCTTTATCTTTTTCATTTCCTCGTAATCATCATCCGTGTAAGGACGAAGACCAGTGGAGGTTCTTACTAGATGGATTTCCATACCTTATATATTATTGGTTTGGGGCAGGGAAGGGAAGACCCTGCTGCTGACCACCTGCATATTGAGCGTTCTGCTGAATAGGTTGACCGCTTGCGTTAACCTGAGGGGGAAAAGCCTGCATCTGCTGCGGTGGATAGTTGGCTGCTTGCTGCTGAGGAACCTGACCAACCTGACTCTGGACAACCTGTCCTTGCTGCTGGGCATTTGGTCGTTCCACCTTCCAACAATCCAACTGATTGAACCATCGTCCGTCTCTAGACTGATGCGCCTTCAATCCGATGTTTGCGGTGATGATTTCACCTACCTGAATGCCGAACTGCTGAATCTTGTCTGAACCGTAAACTTGGATAACGGCTCTTGAAGGGTACTGCTGATTCAGTTCCTCAATAACAAACTCTTGGGAACTCCATTGAGTTCCGTTTTGGGAAGTTCCCATTTGAACTTGCCCTGCTGCAATAATTTTACCAGTAAATTTAACGTTCATATCTATACTTAATTAAGTTTGATTATTATTGATGGCTTGGTGGTCGTTTCCTTTAGGTAGTGCTCGTAGTGGTCAGGCTCCGTGTCCTTGAACAGCTTCGTGTCGAAGGTCTTCTTGGTGGTAGCTGCCACATAAGAGTAGGAGGCGAACTGAGTCTTGACGGATTTCTGCTTGTTGTCTTCCATCATCTTCATTATCTTTTCCTTCAACTCATCCTGCTTAATCTTCAGGGCATCCACACGAGCGGTTATTAATCTGAACTCCTGCTCTAGTGCAGAAAACTGCTCAGGAACTTCCACCTTATACTGATACTCTGCATCATCTGCAAGATAAGCAGCGATTAAATCGTCAATCTGATAATCAGCTACCCTTGGGAGTGGCTGGAACTTGCTCTGTCCGTTCTTGAACCACATACAGACTATCTCCTTCACCTTCAAGTCAGGATTCTGCTCCTCGAACCATTTTGCATAGATTGATAGCTGGAGCGATACGTTGTCGTAGTGAAGGGTGGCGGTGGTCTTGTAATCTACCAGATAGATGTTGCCTTCGCTGTCGGCAAAGATTCCATCAATGGCAGATGCGAAGTTCTCACCATCTGTAACAAGATACTCGGATGCTACATAGTGTAAATCGTATGCGACTAACATACTATGGAAGGCTTGAAGCTCTTCCGTAGGATTCGGGTACTTCTTGATGTCTGCATCGAAGATAGAGCAGAAGGTTTCAAACGTGTTGTGGATAAGACCTCCTCGCTCTGCTGCCTTCTTCAATACAGACTCGGGAATATTCTTATAGGTGTCGGGGAAGGCTTTCTTGATGAGCGTTCCCGTTACTCCTTTCAGTTCCTTCTTGCCGATGAAGTACTGATGAGACTCCTCAATGAATGTGATTTTTGGCACATTCAGGCTGATTTTCTTTGTTTCTGTTGTCATATTATTGTATACCTAATTGTTTCTTCTTGGCTGATACTGCTTGCATGAACTGAGTGTTAGAGCAGAGTGGCTGGTAATGCTGAATTACCCACAATAGATTGTCCTTGCTAACACATCTGCTCAGATAACCCAATCCTTCGTTCAGGTCGCTCGGGTGGTACTGAGAGGATGCTGGCTGCTGGGTGTTTGGCTGCTGAGTCTGTGTTTGCTGCTGCGCTTCCTGATGCTGCCCATCGTTGGTGGTATCAGAATCAGCATTATCATCAATGGCAAAGAGACCGTTGAGAGCATACTTTCGGGCGTAGGAGGATGATGCTCCAGTAATCTGACTGCCATCCATACCTTTCTTGGTTTCCTCTTCTCTAGCCCAACCATTGGTTGTTTCACACTCGCCCTTCTCGTTCTTGATGGTAGCAGTTGCCTTCACGTAGATGCGGTTACCTATCAAGACTACATCATCGGTGATGATGAGCGTACATTTCTGCTTGGCGAGTAAAGGCTTGACAGCTTCTAAAATGTCCTCAGCCTTGCGATACTTGTAGCCACCGAATTTGTTGAACTGACTCTTCGGGGCTTTCAGTTCTGACTGAATTGCGATAAGTTCTTTCATATCTTATATGTATTAAGTTGTTATTGATACTTCCATTGATACATGCTACATCTGTAGCCGCCATCTGGGTTCTTATTCGGGTTGTCACACATGGTCGAGAAGATACAATCATGACAACTATTTGCTTTATATCTCATATTGTATGGTTTAAATGTTCAAATTAAAAGCCCCACGGTTCTCACGAATGGTGGGGCGAGAGTTTTTTATTTTTGTTTAACCTGAGCGGTCGCTACCGCATCGAAAATGTAATCTGTATGAAATACACTAATATGTCAATATTTGCAATTTCCTTTAGAAAAGGAGGGGCAGTAAAATGAATATGATAAAACCGCCACCTCCGTGGAGCGACATCTATACAATCTTGGCGGATGGTGAATCGCTCCTTGGTTCCCTTCTGCATTTATGGAGGCTTAGGACTCCCAGCACTTGTAATCGCACATATTGTGATATATCTGATTTCTATAAAATAACCAATTATAACTATTGAACCGAATAGAAGAAAGAAAGCGTGCTGGCTGCATTAGAACCGATTTGTAGTTGTGCGCTCCTACCTTTAGATGCTACCTTATTATATAAGGGTCACGGCATCAGGTCTGCTTCTTCACAAGTGAACTCCAAGTTTTTCCAAATTCCACCTATCAGGTGTATGTACTCGCTTGCCACTTCCACGTCTAAGCACCATCTGTGGTTAATGATGCTCCTTTTGGGTACGTGTACCTCTCTAGGAAGGTTTATCCTATCCGATATAAAGCCTTGGAATCGGGCTATATGGGGCGCAAGGTGGGACTCGAACCCACGCATATGACATTTCATCACTCTACCAACTGAGTTACTTGCGCTGGGTAAAAACTTAAAACATGTAAAATTATAACGACAAAGTTATAGTGGAGACTGGGAGTAGCAAACTCCAAAAAACCTCTGCTCTTTTCAATGACTGAAATATTATAAGACTTAACACACTAATAACTTAATACTTAACTATTCTTGTGAGGTTCAATCTCCATATATCTTACTTGCCTACTTCCTTGAAGTAGGAGTGAATTTCCTTAACGGCAACAGCGAAAGCTATTACGCTGGCTACCAACATTACATCTGCTATCATAAGTTTATCTGTTTAATGGGTAAAACAATAGGCTGCTGCCTCTGATTTCAACTCTGCCATGCTCTTTCTGCGATTCTGAGTCATCCACTCTTCCAACTCGCTCTTCTTGAAGTAGAGTCGGTTGACATTTGGTTTATAGCAAGGAATGATTCTGTTCCTGACGTTCTCTCTCACTCCTCTAACCGTCATACCAAGAATGATTGCAGCTTCATTAATGTTGAGCACATTCTTTGCAGCTATGAGCGAATACTGCTCTATGCGGTCTAGCTGCTCCTTAATCTCTTTGTCTATCATATCAGTTGAATTTGATGGTTTGTTGACTGGCACTAGCTGCCTTGGCTGGCTCTGTTCTACCAGTGCCCTTATCGCTGGGAGTGTTCTCCTGCTCTATCAAGGGGAGAATGCCCTTCGCTTTGAGTGATTCATAAAGGAAGATTCTTCCTTTCGTTGTCCACTCGGTGTTGTACTTCACATCGTGCCGACCATCACTCCTTAATATGTCTACTGCTCTGCTGTGAACATATCCACCTTCTAAGAACTGGGCAAACAATATCCATTGACCTCTTACCTTGTGTTGGATTCTCATAGACTCCAACTCCTTATTTAACCTCATGGCACTCATTCCGTAGTCCTGAGCAATCTGAGTAACGGTCATGGTGGCATTACTCTGCAAGATTTTGTCGTAGTAGCTAACCTTAGGCAGCATTTCGGTAATCTTGTTGCCGAGTTCCATGTTCGTCTTGCTGATATTGACGATTTGTTCCTGCTGCTTCTTATTTTCCAAAGCTAGCTGCTGTTTCTCCTCCTCAGCCTTGACCAGAGATTTGAGAGCTTCGAGATAGTTCTGAGGAACGGATGGATTGGATTGTTCAATCTGTCTCTTCATAGCGTTGAAGGCTTCGATGTATTTCAGTTTGAACTCCATCGCCTTCTTGCCATTGAATCCCATCGCCAGCAGAGTGAAACCATCTTGGTTCATAATGAACATAGGATAACTCTGTTTGTTCTGCTCATTGACGTATGTCGTTTCTTCAAACATCGGGGTCTCGTCGTTTTTAACGATACCCCCTTGAAGTATCTTCCTTATCGCTTTGAGAACATTATCATGAGGTTTCTCAAAGACCTCGGCAACCAGTTTACTATTTGTTAGGGGTTGGTTACCTTCACCTCTATAAACGATTTCATTCATATTGCCTCCTTTTTTATTATTAAAGGAACACTACCTTGTCTACCTTAACACCTCCGAACTCATTCAGGGCATCATTCCTGATGTCTTCGGCTTGCCTGCTCTGACTTCTAAAACCTAGAGCGTTGTATATGGTTTCCCTTCGGCATTCATATCGCTCAGCAAGTTTTTTACGTCCTTCGGGCGAAACTTTGATAATTTTTATCTTTTTTACTTGCAT